CGATCGGTGTTGGATCCGCGAGCTCGATCGATCTCGATGCAGCGCCTGTGGATGCTGAGGGCGATCCTCGGCAGCCACTCCTCGCCGGCGAGCACGAGCGGCACCACGCGGTGCGTAGAGAGACGCAGCGAACGGGCGGCACGGTCGATTGCTGCAGTGTCCGACCAGCCGATGAGACGAGCGATGTAGTCGCGCATGCATCGTTTCTGGCCACGGTTCCATGCTTCGGCGAGCATCGCTCACCAGACGCTCACCAGTGCGCCGTAGGCACCGAGCGCCCAGCTGACGCGCGCCCAAGCACGGTCAGCGCTTCGCCATCGTCCGACCGATCTCCGCGGCAACCTCGCGCGTCACCATCCCAAGGATCTCGTCCTGCGCCGTCGGTGCCGTCAGGATCTTGCGGCCGATCAGCCCGCGCCTCGCGATGGCCCGGGCGATCGGGAAGTACAGCCGGGCCGCCTGCTCGTCGATGGTGTAGGACTTCCGCACGCCGCGCTGGCGCTTCTGGGGCGGCTTGGGCTTCGGCGGACGTCTCGGTCCGAGCATCGGGTCTTTGCGCGCGAACCTGGCGATGTCGGCAGCCAGGCGCTTCTCATCGGCCTTGGCCCGCTCCTGCTCGGCGCTTCCGCGCGGTCCCGACGATCGCTTCCCGCCTCCACCGCGCTTCGGCTTTGGCTTCACCAAGATCCGCCGTTTGATCCAGGCGATCAGCTCGGCCTTTGGCGGGAACTTACCCGGCCGCCTGCCGCCATCGACGATCGGCGCGTATGGAGCGTCGTTGTCGAGTGCCACGCCGTCCGGTAGCGGGATGACGCGCCAGCGGCGCGCGAAATTGCCGGTGTTGACGGCGCCGCCGGTCCCCACACCGGACGGGTTGGCCGGCGGAGCCTCGCGCGTGCGCTGAACCAGGTAGCCCACCGCGCGCGCGGCCCCGGCGCGCATCCCACGGAGGATCGTCGGCTTGAGCTGGTCGGCGAGCCGGGCGTGGTACGCGGCGAACTGCTTGGAATTGAGGACGAGTGGCATGGTTGCGACCCGGCGCCGATCTCCTTCCGCCGATCGGTAGCACGTCGGGTGGCAGGCGCGGCACTCGTCAGCGCAGCACGCCGCCCCGGTCGCGGTCCCACGGTGCCCTGGTCAGCATGATCGACCACATCGCCCGGGTGGTGTCCGCGAACGGCTTCGACGACGCGACGAAGCGGGCCCGGCTGGTCACCCTCCCTGCGGTGTCCAGCTGGCGGATCTCGAAGAACACCGTCTCCGCCGGCGACACCGGATCCCCGTTGGGCCCGCGGCCGAGCAGCACGTCCTCGCTGTACGAGAGCGAGACCTCGCTCAGGAGGATCGACCCGCTCTCGCGCAGCTGGTCGGCCTCCAGCACCTCGCTCAGCCCCGTGAGGTCCCCGACCTTCGGCGTGGGCAGGAGCGGCCACTCCCCGACGATCTCCGACGGCCCGTCGCCTCGAGCTCGCATGCCGGCGTAGCGCACCCTGACCACCGTCACGGTGTACGGACGCAGCCCGGCCCGGCTGTAGAGGTCGCGGGCGCGGTCCCAGATGCGAGACAGCCGAGCCCCGGCGGCGCCGGCGGCGCACGGCGACGTGAACAGGAGGTCGTTTCGGCAGCCCATGCCGGGGATGATCTGCGGTGCCGCGCGGCAGCGCTACCCGACTACCGGCGGACGGAGATGATTCCGGCGCGAGATCCCGCCAGCCCACCCTGCGAGAGCACCTTGAACCGCTCCGAGAACGGGTAGGGGGTGATCCCGAGGACGTCGGACAACCGGCACGCCCAGCGCACGTATTCGCGCTCCACGTCCGTCGGTTGCTCGAGGTTCGGCTCGAGAGCGTCGACCCGCTTGGCGAACAGCTCCTTGCTGGCCTGGAACAGCGTGCACTCGAGATCGTCGAGGTGATCGAGGAGCTGCCGAACGCGCTCCTCGGCGCCGGGCTGCACGCGGCGCACCGCCGACTCGAACATGAACTGGACCTGTGTCGCCGCCGGGATAGCGAACGCGAACGAGCTCGCGATCACCACGTCCATGTAGCCGAGGTGGTAGCGAGCCCGCCCGATGTCCTGGTCCGACAGCACGTCAGTCCTCCGGCTCCGGTTCCTCGATGGGAACGAGCTTGACGCCCTGGTCGACGATCGACTGCAGGATGCGCTCCCCGTAGTTGCGAAGCTGGACGATCTTCCCGTTGGCCAGCGTCGACATCTGGCCGTTGCCGACGGAAACCGTGCGCGGCCTGTCGCCGGGGCAGACGACGCGCCAGGTGTTGGTCGGCGACGGCTTGAGCCCGCGGATCTTGGCGGCCTTCGGCAGCGGCTGGGGGACTGGGGTCACGACATCGGCGAGCTTCGGCGCGCCGGCGCCGGACAGCTTGATCCGCGCGTGCTCGACCACGAACCGGAGATCGTCCTCGCCGAGAAGCGAGGCGATGCGGATGTCGAGCCGCGCGGCCTCGCCGGACAAGCGATCCCGGTCGTACCTGGCATACGGCGACGCCGGAGACACCGCCTTGCCGACCACGGCGCGCGCCTCCATGACCATCCGGTCGGCCAGCTCGCGCGCGCTGTTGCTGGCGATGCTCTCGCCCTTGTCGTCGAGCTTCTGCTGCTCGAGCTCGTCGAGCCTGATCTTGGCCATGGGCAAGCATCACGGCGTGATGCCCAGGCTGCAAGGTCTCCAGACGCAGCGACGCCCGGTAGCTTGCCGGCCACCGGGCGTCGCTGTCACCGCGCAGGGATGCTGGTCACTCGCTGTGGATGATCTCGCACACCCGCTTGAACGCCGCCGCATCGCCGGTCGCCCCGTCGGTGCGGACCACGAAGTCCCCCATGAAGCTCCAGGTGTTCGCGACGTTCTGCTGCAGGCGGTCGATCGGCGCGCGCTGGATGACGCGGATCCGGTCGACGTCGATCTGGACGCCGTTGTTGACGATCGTGGCGCCCTTGGAGACGCGCCCGGTGATGCCGGCCTCGGTCTCGAGGGCGCTCTGGTCGGCGAAGTACTCCTTCAGGGCCTCGCCGCCGATCGCGATGGCGCGGTGGACGCGCGCGCCGGTGGACGCGTTGCCGTTCGAGAACAGCTCGCCGGCCAGCGGGTCCAACGCGGTGAACGTCGCAGACGTCCCGCCCTCGACGTTCTCGGGGACCGGGTTCTCGTTGTTCCGGTAGAACGTGCAGCCGAGCAGCCTGTTGATCACGAAGTCGCCGTAGCTGATCGCCTCGCTCGGACCGACGCCAGCGGTACCGCGCGTGAGCTGCTGGACCTCGGAGTCGGCGAACAGCTGCGTCTCGCCGATCGGGTCGAGGTGGAAGTGGTAGGTGCCGTCCGAGCAGTTCGGCACGTTGCTGACGCGCAGGCGAGCGATGGCCGAGCGGATGTCGGCCAGGTGGAGGATGTCGGTGCCCGGGGTGAGCGCGTCGGTCGCATTGCCGCCGCCGACGATCACGCGGAACGAGCGCGTCGACGCGAACACCGGGTCGCGGTCGGCGACGGTGATCGCCGTGTCGATCGTGATGGTGCCGGGTCCGATCTCGTCGCCGGGGACGGCCGGGGTGAACCCGGTGACGTTCACGACGATCGCGCCGCCGACCGTGCGGACGACGGTGATCGGCAGCGGGTTGTTCGCGGTCACCAGGTCGTAGCGGACCTGCGAGCCGAGGGTCAGATCGGGACGACGAACGCGCGTGAGCCCGTTGAGGCGCTTCACGGCGAGCGAGGTCACGGTGGTCTGCGCGCCGTCGGCGACCGTCCACCCGGACTCGGCGGCGTTGAACAGCTTGTACCGGTTGATCCGGTTCAGCGTCTGGCCGGCGTTGAGGCCGAGCTGCTTCATGTCCTCGGTCAGCTTGTTGACCGCCGCCACGAACGCCGTCGGCAGGTTCGTGTCGATCGTGTCGGTCCACTGCTGCATCGTCGCGGACCACTGCTCGAGCTTGTAGTCGCTCGGCTGCGGGTCCTGCCCGGGGACGATCGGGATCAGCTTGGGCTTGATCAAGCCCTTGCCGGTGAACGTCTTGTTGTCGCCGACGTTGGCGGCCCACTGCTCGGGCATCGACTCCGCCCGGAACAGGTTCTCGGGGTAGAGACCATCCGAGAAGAAGCGGTCCAGGGCGTTCTCCTGGACCAGGGATCGGTACTGCGAGCTCTGGAGAATGACTGAATAGTCGGCCATGGGTGCGCTCCTTGCTTGACGACGTTAGGAGCGCACGGATCCAGCGCGCAAGGGCGCGAGAAGTCGCGACCGCCGTCAGCGGCGCATGGGCTTGGCGCCCGAGTAGTTGATCCCGCGGGCCCTCATCTGCTCCTCGAAGTCGCGCGGCGATGCGGCGCGAGCGTCGAAGGCCCCGGCACCGCCGGCCGCCGCGGCCACCTGCGGCGTGGTGGGCTGCGCCGGTGCGGGGGCGGCCCCGGGGCCGCCGACGGCGCCGGTGTTCGCTGGCACCGGCTGCGTGCCGAAGATGTACGGCCTGGTCGCGCGCTGCTCCTCGGCCCACGCCTGGACGCTGAACGACGCGAGCTTCTTCTGCCCCTCGGGCGACGTGTCCGCCGACAGCTGCTTCAGGTGGTTGGAGAGCGAGAACCACGCGAAGTCGAGATCCTTCACGCCGAGCTGAGACAGGTCGACCCGGATGTTCATCTCTTCGCGGGTCGCCGCCAGCTGCTGCTCGAGCTGCGCGGCGCGCGCGGCCTCGGTGGTGTGCTGCTGCTGCAAGGCGTTGTAGCGCTGGTTCTGCTTCTGCTGATCCGCCTGCATCCGGCGGCGGATGTGGTCGGGGATCGCGCGCTGGTTCGCGAGCTCCTGCTCGGTCGGCGCCGCCGGCTTGGCCGGGGCCGGTGGCTGCGGCGGAGTGACGGGCGCCTGGAAGGCGGGCGGCGCCACGACCGGCGCTGCGATCGGAGCCGGAGCTGCCGCGGGGGCGGCGGTCTGTGGCGCTGGGGTGACTACTGGATCGCTCATTTCGTTGATCTCCTGAGGTGGCGCTGGTTGGTCGATCGCTCGCCCGATCTCCTCGAGCGCCTCGATCATGGGTACGACGCCGGAGAATCCGAGCCGCACGGCGCGTTCCGCGAGTTCCTGCTCTAGCCTCGCCCGCTCAGCGTTCTTGATCTGCCGGAAGACGTCGCGGGGGACGGCGACGTCGCCGTCGATCATGCGGAGCCCGAGAGAAACCTCGTCGGGCGCGAGCGAGAACTCATCGGGTGGCGCTGGTTCTTGCTCCACCCGGGCGATGCTCCGCCAGATCTTTTACGGGCACCAGGTCGCTAATCGGCAGCGGCTCGGCGAGCTCGCGGAGATCTTCCGGTGATCTTCGAGATCGCCTTGAGGTTGCTGGAGGTCTCGGCCAGGCCGTCGCGCAGCGTCGACAGAACCTCGTCATGGTCGATCGGGTTCATCCGATCGCGCCGATCGTGCTCGCTCCCAAGCAGCGAACGCGATGCTTCCACCGCGGCGTCGTGCTCTGCTCGCGCCGAGCGGTCCGAGATCTCGTCGTCCTCGCCGCGCTCATGGTGGGCGAAGGCCTTGTCGTTGACCAAGCCACCGTCGTCAGGGTCGATGCGCTCGATCTCGCGAACCGCCGCCTCGTGGGCCTTGCCGAATGCCTTGACCTCGCCACCCACCGACCGGATCGCAGCGGTCTGCGAGGCGTGAAGATCCTCGAGCGCGTCGTGCGCGATCTCGGCCTGGCGCTTGAACGCCTCGTGGTGTGCATCGACGTCGGCGCGGAACTTCTCGTAGTCGGCGATGTGCTCAGCGTGCTCGCCTTCGCTGTCCTCGGGATCTCGCTCCGGTCTCTCGTGGTACGAGAATTCGTGCTCGCCCGAGATCTCCGGGATCTTGTGCTCCGGCGGTTCGTGTTCGGCGCGAGGCGGCCGGTCAGCGTGCGGCGTCCTCATCTCGTGGGCGACGCCGGCCACGGCGTCTGCCGCAGCGTGGCCGGCGTCGATCCCGCTCAGATGATCGACGGCGCCCTGGTGGTCATCGACGCCAGCGCCGGCCAGCACGTCGTGCATCGCGGAGAGCTTGGCGAGCTCGTCGGACGCCTTCCGCGCGCTCGAGTCGAGCGCCTCGTGCACGCCGTCCAGCTTGGTGGCTGACCGCTCGGCGGCCTCGTGGAACGCCTTGAGCTTGACGTCGGGCGGCGCGGTGATGTGGCCAGCGGCGAGCGCGCGCTGCTCGTTGGCGATCTCGTCTCGGACGGTCGCCTCGGCGTGTTTCGCGGCGTGGCCGGCGGCCTCGTCGATCAGGGGCTGCACCTTGGCGTGAGTCTCCGCCGGGATGCGCTGGCCACCTGGCCGCTCTTGGCCTCGAGCTCGCCACTGCTGATCCATGCCGTGCTCGAAGGCGTTCACGCCGTGGTCGGCGAGCACCTTCGACTTTGCCTGCAGGGCGGCGTACTCACGGGCCTCGGAGATCCTGCGCTCGTGGTGTTCGTCGAGCGTCGGTGGCTTGACCTCGGGCGCCCTGGGCTTGACGAGCTTGCCCTCCTTCGCCTTGGAAAGGATGGCCGCCGCCCGCCCGCCGCCCGCTCCGAACTTGCCGTCGGCCGCGCGCGGGTGAGCGATCTCGTCGAAGTCCCCGCCCATCTCTGGTCAGGCGGGGTAGTTCGCGGCCATCTGCGCCGCCGACAGGGTCAGCGGGTAGTACTCGATCACGAACGCGGTCACCGTCGTGGGGAAGGTGATCGTCTTGCCGTCGTCGGAGATCAACGCGATCCCGACCACCGTGCTCGCGGTCGGCGACGTCGCGGTCGCCCCGGAGTCCCCGGTGATGTACGTGCCGACGCTGTTGGCCGTGCCGCTGGCCGTGCAGCGCAGCGTGCGCACGATCTCCGCGGGCAGCCGGTTCGGGTTGGCCGCCCCGGCGGTCTCGCCGGTGCCGTCGATCAGCGTGAGATCGAAGCTCGCGGCGGCGGTGAGCCCCGTGAAGGTCCGCTTGAGGACGGTGTTCGCGGTCCCGAGCTTGAGCAGCCGCAACACGTCGGCCAGATCGTTCGGGTTGGCCTCGTCGAGGGCGGCCTTCAGGGTGCGCGGGGTGGTGGACGTGGTGCCGAATGCTGCGGTCATGGTCAGACTCCTTGGCCAAGGATCAGGCTCACCGTCGTGGCCTGGCCAGCCACGCGGACGAGGGAGATCGCCGTGATCGGGACCGCCCTGGAAACAACGATGATGGTCTCGCCGTGATGGTCCGACGGGGATCCGGCGCCGTAGGTCAACGTCACCGCTACCGATGCGCTGGACTCGAGGAACAGCGCCGTGACACCGGCCAGGCCGTCGAGCTGCACAGAGACTGGCGAGTCGGTCGACAGCACTACAACACGACGCTCGGGCGCCGGCGAGCAGGCGATCCGCTCGTCGAACGTCCGCGCGATCGTCCCGTCGGGGAGATCGACCACGGACCCGGAGATCGCCAGCGCCCCCATGGGTCAGGCCGGCGGCATGTCGCCGCTGTCGCCGGGCTCGTTCGCCTCGTCACCGGCGCCGCCGCCGAGCAGGCTCTCGGTCTGCTCCATGAGCGCCTCGGCCTTGGTCAGCATGTCGGCCGTCTGCGCGATAGCCTTCTCGGCCTTGGGGTCGAGGTCGTCCTCCATCTCGGCGCGGGACTGAAGATCGGTGGCCATCTGGACGGCGGCCTTGAGCGTCTCGTGGAGCTCGAGGAACGCGGTGTGGATGTCCGGCTCGGTCTCGTCACCGGGCGCCCCGCCATCCGGCGTGCCTCCGGGCGGAGCTGCCGGCGAAGGGCCAGCCGGGTTGCTGGCGCCGTTGAGAGACGCGAGGAGGGCGGGGTTCACGCCTGGCATGCAGGCATGGTGACGGCGTGTGTCGGCGACCGCAAGGGTCGCCATTCCGGTCACCGCCGCGGCGGCGGTGGTGATTCCTGCTTGGCCGGCTTCGGCGGGTCTCCTGGCTTTGGGTCGCCACCGCTCGTGCTCGGCGCGGCGGCAGGCTTGCCCGAGATCAGAATGTCACCGGAACCCCACGCGAAGCGGTCGTCGTCGTTGTTGGTCATGCGCCCTGTCCAACCACTGTAACGTGAAACACAACATGCGGCACGGTTTCTCCGTAGCCGTTCTTCCTCGTGGTGTCCTCTCGCTTGTCAACGCGGAACTGCGTTCCTCTGGCAAGCAGCATCTCGCGCTCCGCCCCGTTGCTCAGCGGCGCGAGCTTGGTCCCCGCAGGGGACGTGACCACGAACATGTAGTCCCTTCCGAGAACCTTGGACGGTTCCGTTGCCGTCGAGACGTACGCCTTGTCGGTGAACGTCTGGCCGGCCTGGAGCTTCTCCAGTTCCGGGTGCTTCTGCGACCCACGGTACGTCGTCACCGGGGCGTCGATCACCGACTTGTCGATTGCTCGATCGAGATGGGCGATAGACCGATCGATGTGGCCCTGGGCGATCTGATCCCCGTGGTGCATCGGCAACTTCTCGTCGCTCGCCCCAGCGGACTTGATCCGGTCTTCCGTGACCGACCCAGATCGGAGATCCCCGTTGATCTGCCTGTAGGCAGGGCTGATGTAGAGGTCCACCGCGCTCCGCTCGGTGGGTGTCATTTTGGCGTGCAGTTCACTCGCGGCCTTGTCGTGTTCCTCGCCGGACACCGTGCGAGCCTTCGCAGCGCCGGACTCAGCCTGTGCTGGCTTCGCCGCCGCGGGCGCCTGCGTCGCCGGGGAAGCCTTGGGGGCCTGGACGGCTGGCTTCTGGGCCGGCGTCGGCTTGGCGTCGGGCTTCTGGGCCGGACTGGACGGCGCATGCTTGGCGACGATCGCAGCCGCTCGCTCCTTGGCCTTGGACACGATATCCTTGGCATTCGCCTTCGCGGCGGACCTGGCCGCCGAGACCTTGGCCTTGGCCTCCCTGGTCGGCGCCTTGCCGCGCGGCTGCATCGCCTTGGCCTTCTCGACCATGGCCTTCGCGCGAAGCTTGGCCTTCGCGACCACAGCTTGGGCCTTGGCCCTGGCGGCCTTCCTGCGTTCTCCGACCTTGGCCTTCGCGGCCGCCGCCTTAGATCGCGCGGTCGGCTTTGCCTTCTGGTCCTTTGCCTTCTGGTCCTGGCTCGGCGAGGCCTTCTGCTTGCCACCGCCCGAACCCTGGCCGAACTTGCCGTCGGCCGCGCGCGGGTGGGAACTTTCGTCGAAATCACCAGCCATCGCTGGCGACTATAGGCGGCATGTACGCAAACGCGTCAGGTGGTACGCGAGCGCACCCAGCGATCGTTCGTCCGCTCGACGTGAGCGGCCGTGACCGGGACGCGGCGTCCCTCCCATCTCCACCCAGGGATCCCCCAGCTCGCGCGCCACGGCACGAGAACCGCGCGATCGTTCGGCCGGTTCGGCGGGGACGCCCACTGCCTTCCTACCAGCGAGTCGCCGACGTCTTCGCCGTCCCGGCTGGTCGGCGGCTGCGTGAACATCCCGCCCGGCGGCGCCACCTGCCCATGCATCGCCTCGGAGTCGACGCCGACGCGGTCGTCCAGCGGGACGCCTTCGTCGGTCACATGCTCGGTCCACCTGGTCCACAGGTCGCCATCGAGCTCCTCGGCCTGCTGGTCGGCGGCCTCGCGAGCGCTGGCGCTGGCGGCGAACGACATCTCCGTGCGGACGATCCGCTCGGCGCCGTGCCACTCAAGGGCGCCGGCCTTGGCCACCCGGTCGATCGCCTGGCCCTGGCTCTCGCCGAGCGCCAGCGACTGGCCGAGCTCGCTCTCCATGCGCCGGACCACGCGCACCCCGTAGCGAGCCATCGTGGTCTCGTGCACCCGCATCACGCTCTCGACCTTGCCGGCCACCATGCCGCGGAGCCGGGCGCTCTGCAGGAGCGGGATCGGCCTGATGGCGCCGGTGAAGTGGCGGTCGAGGACGGCGGCGTCCTGCAGGAGCGTCCGCGCCGCGTGCAGTCCCACAACGTCGGCGCCGGTCTGCACGGACCCGGCGACATCACGCGCGAGCCGGGCGATCCCCATCCTCACCTGAGCCACCGCTCCCATCAGCCGCTGTGCGTCGAAGGTGCCCGAGGTGGCAGCGCCGAGCTTCCGCTCGAGGTCCCTGAGCATCTCCTCGTAGAGCCGGCGGACCGGGGCCACGCCTGCGATCTTGACCAGCTTCGCGAGCTGCTGCTGCTGGTCCACGATCACGGCGCGGTACGACGCTGGCATCGGCGGCACTTCGCCAGCCTACGGCACTGCCGCGACGACGCCAACGATCGGGCTGTCGGCCCCCGGCCCCCGATCGATCTCCACGCACGCCCAGCTCGGCGCCTTCCTCGCGACCGCGCGTTCGAGGGCAGGCGCGCACGAGCGACACGCGACCTTCGTGGCCCAGCGGACCGCCCAGCCCCTGGGCCCGCGGATCGGAGACACTCGGCCCATGCCGATCTCGAACATCACCGCCTCCCTGCTCTCCGTGGTCATGTCGGAGAGCAGGAGGAACACGTTGACCTTGAGGGCCGGCGGGGCGCCGCAGAACCCGCACTTCTCGCCGTACCAGGCGAGCTCGGCGTGGACCTGCTCCGCGGTCTCGCGGCCGTCGAAGTTGCGACGCCTGTGGATGACTTCACCAGCCATAGCCGCAAAGTCTGGGTGCCGCGCGGCGGCGGCGCCAGGTCACGCCTCGTCGTACTCGACGTGGATGCCGTCGTCCTCGACCGCGTCGCGCGCCGCGTCTGCCACGGTCTCGTAGTTGCCCTCGTACCGCCCGCCGACGAGATCGGCAACATGGTGTAGTCGACCGAGCTTGAGGTGGCCCGGCGCCTCGATCTCGAGGCTGCCCTCGTAGGACCCGACTACGAGGTCGACGACGGCGTCGGCTGCTGCGACATCCAGGATCACTGGTGACTCGCAGATCTTGACCTCGAAAGACGACTGGAGGCCGGGTGCCTCGGTCGGCACCGACGTGGGCTCGATCAAGACGCCGATCACAGGCTCGAAGATCTCCGCTGGGAGTTCGCGATCCACTACGCCTTCCTGCCCGGTCCCGTCGACCAGGACTGGAGCGGTCGGGATCTCGCCAGGCTTCGCCTCCGCCGCGAGCGCTCGCTCGGTGAGCTGCGACAGCGAGATCCCCCTGATCTTGGCGAGTTCTGATGCGCGCGCGAACGCTGCGGAGCTGAGGGATACGCTTCTGCGTGTCTGCTTCTTTGCCATTATTTCTTATCCAGCCTCGTTGTTGGTTCCGAACGCCATCACCCACCAGACGCGATCAGGAGCTGCTCGAGCGCCCGCTCGGCGGAGATCCCCTGTTCGTCGCTCATCGCCCGCAGCCGGTCCGCCGCCGGACCGAGAATCACCAGCGGGGATCCTGCGACGTTCTCGACCCTCGTGGCGGCGAGGGCGTGGACGAGCACCCACGAGCTGGTGTCTGCCTTCGCCGTCTTCGCCGCCGCGGTCACGAGATCCTTCTGGGCAGCCGAGCACACCACGGTGATCCTGGTGCGCTTGGCCGGGTCGCGGCGGGCGGCTGTCACGCGTTGGCCGCCCGGTAGCTGTGCTGGGCCTGGGTGCGCGGCTGGCTGACCCACCGGCCGGCGAGATCCCGGCGCTCCGGCCCGCCGTCCACGATCAGGTCGTAGACCGCCTTGGCGATCTCGGCGGGCGGCGGGTCGCCGATCCAGCGAAGGCTCACCACGTGAGCTCCCCACCTGGGCTCGCCGTAACCGCACCCGGTGGCGACCTTCAGGATCGCGGCGCCGCGGACTCCGGCTCCGAGCGGTCCGCTGTGGTCATCCCACGTCGCGACGACCATGCCGATCCACGACCTCATCGGGTCGAGAGGAGACGACGGGTCGGGCTCAGCCCGATCGATCGATCCCGTGATGCGAAGTGATGTACTCATGGTGTGCACGGTTATGTGCGCCAGCGCGTGCGCGGTCAAGCGGTTTCGCGTCCACCAGGCTCGAGGCCAAGGTCCGGTTTGACGTTGGCCACGTCGCACTCAGCGGTGCCGCGCTGCGCACCGCACGCCGCCCTGACCTCGAGCCCGGTAGACGCGAACGCTGGACTCCTACTCTCGAGAGAGCAGCCGGTCGATGGCGTCGCACACGGGCTCCCACGTCGTCCCGGCCACCGCCCCTCCCACGCGCTCGGCGAGCACGGCACGGTGGGCCGCGAAGATCGCGCGATCCGCCTGGTCCACCGCGGCGCGCGCCGACAGCGCTATGACGGCCCTGGCAAACCGGCCCGTCGTGTCGGCCCGCAGCGGAGGAGAGTCGCCGCCTGCCACGTGAGCCTTGGCCAGGTCGATCACCGCGGCGAGATCGTCGAGCTCGGCCGTCGAGGTTGCGGGCGGCGCGACGAACTTCCTCAGGCCGTCGAACCCGCGCGGCGTGATCCGCAGTGACTTGCCAGGATCACCGGCCGACTGGCCGACCCATTCCGCGCATCCTCGCGCGACCAGATCGTGGAAGTCCGGCTTGCAGAACGGGTTTTTGCTCATGCTGGAGATCGGCTCGTTGCCGGCGGAGATGTCGGCCGCGGCGACCGCACCGATCATGGCGGGCACGACGTCCTGCCACACATCGCCGTTGGCCTGACAAACGCGCACGATCAGCGCGGCGGCGACCTCGGCTTCGGTCCTGCCCATCGTCCCGACGAGCGGGGGGAACGAGGCGCACATGTTCACGTCGGAAGGTTTGAATCCTGGTTCGGTCACGGTACCTCCACAGTTCTGGCTTGCTCCATCATGTCTGCGATCTTGTTGAGTTCTTCGTTTGAGACCTTGCCGGACATGATGACCTCCGACATGGCCCGCGCGATCCCGGCGTAGCGCCGGATGGTGACGCACAGCGCGAGCGTCACCGGCGGGGTCACTGCGCCGCCGGACAGCTCGCACGCGGCGAGAACATCCATGAGATCTCTCCTCATCGTCTCCCCCGTGGCTTCGCGCGCTGGGTCAGGTAGTGGGTGGTCGCCTGGCGGATCTGCTCGGCGGCGCGGGCGGTGGCATCCCGGATCCACCCTGCCGTGAACGCTTCAACGAAGAAGTCGATCGCCTCCTCGCTGTGACCAATCATTGCCGCAGCGTGCTCGCCGGCCTTCTGCCTGGCATCCTTGTCCGCCCCGGCGAGCTCGTCGGCGATGGCCAGGAACGCCCGCGCGGCCGCGTCGCGCTCGCGGTTCTTCACGCGGACCTCGATGGCCCGCGCTGCTCGCCGATCTCGAAGCCGACGATCGTCGACCAGTGCCTGTCGGTGACCGCGTCGTCGAAGTCGTCGACCGCCTCGGGAACCGCGCGCGTCTCGCGCTCCCAGGCGACGATCCACGAGATCGCGGCGGATCTGCCGGCGGCGAAGGCGGCGACATCGCCGGTGTGGTCGAGCGCGCCGGCCATCCCGAGCCCGCGCTCGAGGTAGCTCGCTGCGACGTTCGCTTGCTCGAGGCAGGCGAGGATCTGGCTCGGCGTACCGAAGGGGCCAGCTGGCATATGGGTGGATTGGTTCATGGTCTTGTCTCGTCCACGACCGCGTCGTCGCGATCGTGTGGCAGGTGCCCATCCTCGCGGAACCATGATGCCCCGCTGTGACTGTACCTATGTGCGTAGAACCAGGCTCGCTGGGCATCTGTGGCCCGGCCGCCGAGCTTCACGACCCAGCCGTACCGGTACGGAGCGTGCGGAGGGTTTCCGCTCATCTTGACGTGACGGAACAGCGAAGGATCCACGGGCGTCCGCGCCACGGCTACCTCCCTACCTTCGCTCGATCGCACGCGGCCACCGCGGCCCGCTGCGCCTCCGGCGTGAGCGCCGTCCACGACATCCCGATCGCCTCGATCGCCGCGCGCGCGACCCGAGCCTCGAACTCGCTCGGGGCCAGCGGCTCACCGCCGGGTCCGCACGCCTTGCAGTCGAGCTTGACGCCGTCGCGGTCGATCGTGCAGCGGCCGATGCACGCGTGGCCCGGATCGCCCGCATTGGCATGCGCGCAGTGGGCGCGGCGCAATGCCTCCGCGAACGGCGCGGCAGGTAGACCGATCGGGCTACCCACGGCTGGCCACCGTTGCGCTGGCGTTGATGGCGGCGGCGATGCGAGCTCTGGCCTCGGGTGCCGGGTCTCCGCTCAGCGCAGCGTCACACGCCAGCGCGAGCGTGATGTCGACGATCTGGAGCGAACCTGGCAGGCGAGCGATGTTGTCGCGGGCGTACGTGATCTGCTCGTGGGTCAGCTCGTTGGTCAGGTTCTCGTCGGTGACATCGCTGTCGGGGCACCCGGCCTTGTGGTAGCCGACCCCGCCGCATTCGCACGGGGTCAGGCTGACGCCGCACGTCGAGCAGCACCCGGTGCCGTCGTCGGTGCAGATCGCCCCGGCAGCGGATGCGTGGTCGGTGGTCACGCTGCCGCCTTGACGGCTTGCGCTGCTGCCGTGGCGTCGATCTGCGCGATGGCGATCCGCTCGGCCGCCCAGCGCGTCCCGATGGCCGTGTTGTTGTGGAGGCTGAACCCGGGGCCGCGCATCGTCCAGCGCTCGCCACTGCGGTCCGCGCTGAAGCCGCCCGGGATCTCGACCCAGAAGCCGTCCAGCGCAGCGGCGTTCAGGATCTCCTGCACCTGGGCGGCAACCGGAGCGACGACCGAGTCGACGTAGTTCACGTCGATGAAGGTGTTCCCGCCCAGGAGGATCTCCCCGGTCGCCTGGCAGCGGTCGATGTTCTCGAAGCTGGCCGCGATGGCCTTGACCGCGGCGATCGACACCGCGGCGTCGCGGATGGTCACGCGGAGCGTGTTGTTGTCGAGTCGCACGGTGACGCGGCGCGCGCTGTAGCCCGACGCCTTGATGGCCGCGCGGAGGGTGTCTGCCTTGTTCATCGTGTTTGCCATGTCCTGAATATACGTCCCTTGACCGTGAAATATCAGGTACTGGTGGGGTACGGGTGGGGTAGCGGCTGGTTTCGCTTAGTTGCGATGGCGGACCTCGTCACTCGAGCGACGGACACGCACCTGTGTCGTCGTGGTCCACCAGCGGTCGCTCGCAGCGCTGGCACAGCCGCATCGCCCGCAGCGTGTTCCGCAGCGTGTTCTCGGATGGCGTGTGCGCGCCCATAATGGCGCGGCACTCCCCGGACAGCCGCTTCGCCGTCGCAACAAGCTCAGGCGTGGACATCGCTTCGAGGTGCATCCGCACGTTGCGCTGGTGCTCGCCTTCGTCGCTCGTCCGGTACACGGCGAGATCCGTCGGAGGACAGGCGCGCGGATTGGCGGCAAACGCCTGATGCGCGTGCTCGGCCTCTGGCCGATGACATCTGGTGCAGATTCCGCCAGCGCCTGCGGTGTAGACGCTGGTCACTTTCCTCCTCCGCATCGCCCGGCGAGGCAGTCGGCGGCGAACCCGAGCCGCGTGCACGAGGCACATGCGTACCCACGGAGACCGAGGCCGTCGGAGATAGCAGGTGCGGTGACGAGCGGGAACGAATTTGCGCAGATCTCCTCGACGCACGTCGCCCTCGAGAAGTCGCACCTCGCGTGCCCGTGCTCGCCGAGCGCGCGGTGACACCGGCCGACCGTCACGGTTGCCGCGTTGAGCAGGTCGCTCCCCGCCGGCGCCGATCGCGCGGTGGCGGACGCGGCATCCCGCAGCTCGCGGATCTGCTCGTCCGTCACGGTAGCCGCCAGCGCCATGCGCGCGCAGAAGGTCTCGGCGAGCGTCGCCCTGGCCGACCAGACCTCGTCCTCGGTCCACGCCCGGTGGTCGGGCGGCAGCGTCTCGCCGAGCGCGATGCACATGTCCCTGGCGGTGGCCATGCCGCGCGAGCCGGCGCGGACCCACGCGTCGATCATCTCCTTGTTCACGTCGGCGGCGGTGATCATTGCGGGATCCTCTCTACGGCGCGGTACAGGTTACCGAGCTTGGCACCGAGCACCTCGGCCGCGCGGCGCGCCTCGAGCGCCGCCTGGGCGACGTCGTGGCCCGTTCCGACGATCGCGGTGATCTCGTTGGTCGCCGTGGTTAGCTTGGCCACGGCGTCCTCGACGAGCGCCTTGGCGAGGGTGGCGCCGGCCAGTTTCTGCGCGGGCGTGGTCACGCCGACGCCTCGGGCTTGGGCTGCCTGGGCGTGATGCAGAGCGCCTTGGTGATGGCGTCGAGCTGGTGGCAGACGCGGACGATCTTCTCGTGGTGGAGGTCGAGCGCCTCGGGCGCGACGAACGCGGACTCCTCGCAGAGCGAGACGATCTTGGCGGCGGAGGTGCGGGCGGTTGCCCAATCGATCTGGCTGGAGTTCTCGAGCTTCATGGTGATCCCTTTGGTGGATGGTCGTGCTGGATCGCTTGGCACCCCGGGCAGGATTTGAACCTGCGTCCCTCCGCTTAGAAGTCGGCCGCTCTGTCCGCTGAGCTACCGGGGTAGGTGAGGCCGCCAGCCTCTGATCAATGAGCCACGACAGGCCGTCGCAGGGTCTCCCTGCGCTCTCCTCTCGGCTGGCGACCTCGAGCTTACGGCGTCCAGTCGGCCGGCGTCTTGACGCGCGGGCCTGGAAGATCGGCGGAGTCGTCGCGGCCGAGCACCATCGATCCGATCCTGCGCTCCGTCGACGTCTCGCCGGAGGCGACAGGATCGCTGGGGGTGAGCGCGCGGATCTCGGCGCGCGCCGCGTTGCGCTCGCGTAGCGCCTCCATCAGCTCCGCGCGGATCGGCGCGACGACGGTGCGGTACATCGCCGACATCAGCGAGGTCGCCGGGGCCAGCCCGGTCGCCCCGATCACCCGGCCGGCGGCGTCCCTGACCTGACCGACCGGCACGAGGAGATCCTCGATGCCGCGGCCGGCGGCGAGCGCGCCGATCACGGTGACGATCGAGACGATCGAGAAGCTGCTGACCCCGAACATCTGATCGGCGGGCGACAAAGGCGGCAGACCCTCGACGCCGACGTAGGCGATCTCGTCGATGATCCCGAGGCGCGAGAACGTCAGGGAGTTCTCGTACTGGCCCTGGCCGTCGCTGCGGGTCATGGCCATGTCGCCGCCGTCGGGCCCCTCGGTGGCCCGCGGCAGCGCCTCGGTGGCGCACGCCGGGTAGGTGACCACGTACGGCTCGCGGTCGGCAGGCGCGCCGGTGTCGCTCGGTCGCGTGCGGTGGATGGTGACGGGATGCGGGGTGAGGTTCGTGATCGTAATGGTCAAGGTCATGTCCTGTCAGGTGATGGCGTGGTGCCGCTGGTCTACAGCGGCTCAAAGGGGCCGGCCTCGGGCCGGTGCTACAGGTCTTCGTGGATCGCGTCCATCTCCCGGTCGGCGTTCGCGAACGTCGCGTGGCGGGTCGCGCTGGCCTGGCCGTCGATCGACGTGACGCAGTAGAACGCGCCTGTCGCCTCGACGATGGCGCCGCGGTCCGTCATGCGGCGCCCGCCGTGCCAGTGCCACGCGTCCTCGGCGTCGAGCAGATCGACCAGCGGCTGGGCCACCGAGTCGTCGTCTCCGAGCTGGTCGAGCACGGCGTCGACCTTGCCGCGGAGCTCGGCGTTCACGGCATGCCCGCGAGCGCGAGGATCTCGAGGCCGACCACGAGCAGCGCGTTGGCGGGCAGGTACATGGCCAGGGTGTCATCGGCCCAGGCATCGATCGAGTCCCCGGCCGGCTCGAGGCCGTCGACGCCGGCTGCGGTGTTGCGCGGCTTCGCGCTCCAGCACGTGGGACCGGCGTAGCCCGGCATCTCGACGCGCGCGCTGACGGTGATCGCGCCGTCCTCGTACTCGGTCGAGATCTCGCCGATCAGCACGGGGATCTCGCTGATCGAGTAGGTCGTGCTGGGGTCCAGCTGGTACTCGGCGATCGACTCGTCCAGATCCTCGAGAGCCGCATCGGCGGCGTCCCGGGCGGTGTAGGTCACACCGTACGTCTCGCCGAGTACCTCGGCCTGGCTGCAGTCGATGGTCTGGCCGTCGCGCGTGGCGGACGCCCTGATTCGGTAGAGCGTGATCGTCGTGGTCATGCCTCGACTCTACTGCTCGAGTCGTGCCAGTCCAGCCGATCTCTCAACTCCTCGATCTTCATCGGTGCAGATCGCTGACTCCATCAGATTTCTGAGTCGGCGTTCCTCTGCGATGACCGGGATCCAACCTATCAGCTCGCCAGATCTTCCTGTCAGCACGGCTACTTGGGTATGACCATCAGGAATCCATGTCGGTCTCGCGGAAGTTCACGAATTTCTGAGGATGATCTGCGCGTGGATCAATAGTGATCAGCAGGTTACGGCGTCGGGGTCCGTGGCACGTCACGTGTATCAGAAGAATACCATGGACACGACAAACCAGACCGCAGCCCAGCGAGCCGACCGCGACCACGCCGCAATCCAGGCGCTCGGCATCGTCACCAAGGACGACACCGGCAACACCGCCACGTTCTACGCCCACGGCACCACGCTAAACGCGGCCGGGGTGGCGAGCGCCGCGCGAGCCGGCGCGACTTCCTCGAGCTGCCGACCATCGAGGATGGGATGGACCAGCTGATCGCCACGGTGCAGCGCGAGAACCGCGCCGACCACTGGGCGGATCTCGGGGGATGCAGCGTCGACTTCCTCGGCCGCGTGGCGCCCGAGCGCGACCTCGACAGCAACGCCGAGATCCCGCGGCTCGTCCCGTCGGTCACCGGGTGGCAGCGGCTGGCGAGCTTCGCGCCGGAGCGCATCCCGACGCCGCTCCGCACTAACATCAACGCCTGGGCCGCGGCGCGGCGCGGCGACAGGGTGCGACTCCGCACCCGGGACTCCGAGGGGCACGACGAGCGCGAGCTCTACGCGGTGGTCTCGCCGGGCTACGTCCCCTACGACCTCGACACGATCGCAGCGGATGTGGCCGATCATCTACCGAGCGACGCCAGGGTCGATGTGCGCTACGACCGGCAACGCGCGCGCATCGACGCGGTGCTCCACAACCCGCACCACTTCCCGGGCAACACCGGCGCGGCGAGCGTCGGCGAGGCGCACAGGCTGGCCCTGCGCATCACGACCGCGGACGACGGCACGGGCGGCTTCGCGCTGACCTGGATGGCCCAGCGGATCCGCTGCGTCAACCTGACCCTGCTCCGCGGCGCGAACTGCGTGTTCCGCGCTCGCCACACCCAGGCCGACCTCGCCACGGTGATCCGCGAGGCACTCGCCGCTCGGGGCCAGATCGCCGAGGGGTTCGCCGAGACCTGGCGCAAGGCGTGGACCAGCTACTACCTCGACACCTCGGCCAAGGGGTCCGGGATCGATGGCCTCGAGGCGCTCCGCCGCATGGTGTTCCACGGGCTCGTGAAGATCCCCGGGCTCCGCCGGCCGGACGTCTGGGCGGCGGTCAAGTCGGCGTGGGACACCGAGCCGGGCGACAGCGTCGCTCACGTCCACAACGCGATCACCCTGGCGGCGCACACCGCGCCGACCGCCCGCAGCTGGGCCGACGACGAGACCGAGGAGATGGCATCATCGCAGCTCTACCAGCGGGTGCACGTGCTGGCCGGAATCCCCGACGGTGACCGGGCCGAGCTCGGCTGGTAGCCAGGCGAAACGCGCGCCGCGAGCGCCGTCCGGCGGACCTTCTCTACCGCCGCTGAGGAGCCAGAGATGAAGAACGTCAAGCGCTTGAAGCTCGTGTCGCAGGTCATTCGGTCGCTGTCGTCGGTCGCGCTCGCGGCGGCCCACGGCGGCGTCGCCCAGTCGGGAAGCCAGGTTGGAGGCAGCGCTACGTGCCCGCCGCCAAAGAACGGCGAAGGAGGCGGCTGCGTCACGGGGTAGCTACCCGCTACCCCGTCGCTACCCCATCGCTACCCGACATTCTCCGGTGACGTGTGTATATTCAGGTCATGGAAACGAACAAGGCGACCGAGACCACAGGGACCCCAGAGATGTCCGTCGAGCCGATCGTGGTTCGTGACCCGCTGACCGGATCCAGGACGCCGATGTTCGTGTGCCATGGCCCGGACGGGCACGAGTGGCTGCTCAAGCGCCTGTCCGCGGAAGCCGCGATGGCCGACGGGGTCGCGTACTTCATGGCCACGCGTACCATCGATGCGAGCGGGCGATGGGTGCTGTAGTGAACCAGACGCACGCCCCGTTCCTCGTCGGCGGAAGCTGGACGTGGCTCACGTGGTCGCACGATCTCGACCTCCACGCTGCCATCGTCGCCAAGGCCGCCGAGCTCGGCGCCGCGTCGTGGGATGCGAGCCAGGCGTCCCACATGGTCCGCGGCTCGGTGGTGTTCGGTCACCCAACGGTGTTCTCGTGATCGCCATCGAGCCCAAGGGCGGCAACCTGGACGTGCTGACCGCCGAGACGCGCCGCATGGCGCTCCTGGAGTCCTGCGTCGGGTACGTCACCCAGGTCTGGATCTGGCGCGGCGGCGAGGCCGTGGTCCTCAACGCCTACCCGCGGGCCATGTACGGCCAGGGCGAGTGGGCGGTGATCATCAGGCGCGGCCTGAAGCGCGGCGCGCCACAGCGGCTCAACGTCGAGTCCGTCGGCGCCGCGCTGACCGCGCTCGGGGTCCGGTGGCGGATCCGGTCGTGCCGGCGATCCCCGGCCAAGCGGACCCAGTCGAAGCGGTCTCGGTACCACCGTGTACTACTGAGCGCCGCGCACCGGCGCGGCAACACGTGGCGGACCATGAGAGCGAGGATCTCGTGATCTCAACCATGACCTGCTCGTGCGGCGAACGCGATCCACACATCATCGCTCGGCGCATGACCGCTGACGACGTAGCCGTCGAGATCTGGCACGACGGCGCGGTGACCGGCCGCGCTGGTCTGGCGCTGCCCGGCGTTCCGATCGCGCGCCCGCGCTCCAGTGTCAGCTGGGATCGCGCGCGGCACGCGGCGTCGCTGTTCGGCGGAGAAGTTGAACTGTATGACGTCGCGGAGCTTCCGCGGCTGTACGCGTGCGCCCGTCGCGTGGCCGCTCGCGGCGGGTTGCCTGGCGATCTCCGAGCTGCCTTTGCTGCGGCCGAAGCGCCATCGCTCCACCTCGTCTGGGATGTCTACGCGGCCGATCGTGATGGCACGCCGACTGTACGCGTTGCGAGGCTCGACCGCATCCGGTGGCCGGGGCTCGCCGTGTGGCACGAGAGCGGCCGATACGAGCTGCTCGCCATTCGGCGCGGCGCAGCGCTTGGCGCTCGATCCCGTGAGGCGCTAGAGACCACTGGGTTCTCGTTCGCCTCGCGGGCAGCCCTGCACCTGCACCTGTTCTCGATCGCGATCCCCCAGCACGCGAGGACATCGTGAGCGCAACCGAACGCGAGACCACCGCTCTTGCCGTGTCGGCCGACCGGAGCATCGCCGCGCCGATCGATCCAGACTCCCCGGAGTTCCGCCGGACCGCGACGCACATGGCGCGCGAGTTCTCCGAGGCTACGTCGGAGATCGCGCGCCTCGTCGGCGAGCTTCGGATCCAGACCGAGCGGCTCGACGCCGCGTTCCGCAAGGACAGCTACAGCCGGTTCGGCCTGGATCTGTACTACAGCGGGCACCGCTACAACGCCGATGCCGAGGGCGCCACCGAGATCGTCAAGCAGATGGAGCGGCGCGCCTGGCACATCCTCGTCGACGAGCTCGGCGTCAAGAACGTGATGTCGATCGCCAAGCGTAAGGCGTTCGACGCTCAGCTCGAGAGCGGCGATCTGCCGCCCGTGTGCGAGGCGACGATCGTCGCCATCCTGCTCGGGTTCACCGAGCAGGCGAAGGACTTCGCGACCGAGGCGGCGCGCGAGGTCTTCGATCTGTTGAGGCCGAGGCGCGGCGACTACGCGACCAACAACGTCTTCCGGGTCGGCCGTCGGGTGATCTTGACGAACCGCGTGGAGCGGAAGTACGGCATCGGATCTGGCTGGCGAATCGCCCACCACTACGAGCAGGAGATGACGGCGCTCGACGGCGTCTTTCACCTGCTCGATGGCAGGGGCGTGATGCGCGCCAACAAGGGGCCGCTGGTCGCCGCGGTCGATGCGGCCGACGCATCGGGCAAAGGCGAGACCACGTACTTCAGGTTCCGGTGCTTCAAGAACCGGAACCTGCACATCGAGTTCCTCCGTCCAGACCTCGTGAAGCAGCTCAACGGCCTGGCTGTCGGCGAGTACGTGCTCGGCGAGGACGTGGAGTAGCCGATGATCGGTCGCGCCTCGTGATCGCCTACGCTTCGCGCACCGGCACGCGCTCGACCCTGGCCGCGCTGCGCGAGGCCGGGTGGCGCCTGCTGGTGTCCGCGGCCGGCGAGCTGCGTACCGAGGGCTTCCAGTACGCGCTCGATAACGGCGCATGGAGCGCCTACCAGCGCGGCGCCCGGTTCGATGAATCTGCATTTCTGCTTGCGCTCAACAAGCTCGGACGGGATGCGGACTTCGTGGTTCTCCCCGACATCGTCTCGGGCGGTGAGCAGTCCCTGGATCTCACATTCCGCTGGATTCAGCGTGTGTACCGAGCGACCGAGCGCGTGCTGATCTCCGTCCAGGACGGCCACGAGCCGTGGCAGATCGACGAGCTCCTGGGGCCCCGCGTCGGGGTGTTCGTGGGCGGCTCTACGGGATGGAAGCTGGCTACCACGCCGCGTTGGGCTGCGGTCGCACGTGCCAAGTCATCTTGGTGCCATGTGGGGAGGGTGAACACGAAGCGGCGTATCGCGCTGTGCGGAGCAGCCGGTGCGCTCTCGTTCGATGGTACCTCGGTGGTGCAGTACCCATCCACCATCGATCGATTGGACCGGGCGACCCGTCGGGCGACGCTACAAGGTGGTCTGGCGTTCGACGACGGGCTCGTCCCGGACGATCAGCACCCATGCTGCGTAGAGTCACCGGCCCAGCTCGCGAGGTATCGCGAGTACATGGCATCTCGCAAATCTTGACTACGCGCCTACAACACCAGGAGACCATTCATGATCACGATCGCGAAGCGCTTCACGTTCGATTCATCACACCAGCTGCACGGGCTCCCAGAGGGCCACAAGTGCGCCAGGATGCACGGGCACACCTACGAGGTCGAGCTGCAGCTCCACGGCCGACCGGATGACCGAGGCTTCATCGTCGACTACCAGGAGATCGCCGACGCCTGGGCTCCTCTCCACGAGGCGATCGACCACCGCTGCCTGAACGAGGTCCCCGGGCTCAGCAACCCAACCACGGAAGTTCTGGTGATCTGGATCTTCGATCGCCTTCGCGGCGGCCCCATCGGCGACTACCTGTCCAAGGTCCGCGTGTCGGAATCGAGCACGACGTGGGCGGAGCTCGACGTCAGGTCTTACATCGGCGGCCGGCGGAGCCCGGGGATCCGCCGACTCATGGGCGATCGGCCTCTCGTCGGTGACGATCACCCGTGACCTCGGATGCCGACCAGCGGCGCATCGAGAGCTACGCGCACCGTCGCAGGATCGCGGACGACGGCCTCGCCGAGCTCGCCAAGGCGGTCGAGGCGTGCGGACCTGGCGCGACCAACTACGGCGTCTGGGTGATCGCCGACAAGCTCGGCCTGCTGCCCGATCGGCGCGTCTTCTGCTGCCGGCGTCCGACGCACGCCGGGTGGCTTCCGTCGCACGAGACCGCCGGCGGGACGGACGAGCGTATCGACGACCCGGCGCGATCGTTCGTGGTCAAGGGCGAGACGTCCCGACCGTTCCGGTTCACGGTCGGCTTCCAGGCGCTTGTCGAGTACCGGCCCCACACGCCGGAGCAGATGAGACGCGCTGCTGACGCCCGGGACGCGAAGCGCGCCGCGGCTGAAGCGGCGAAGCTTGCCGAGGACCAGGCCGAGGAGGCCCGCAGGCAGGCAGCTGCCGCTATGCAGCTCAAGCTCGACCTGTGATCTCCGTCGGTCGCTACCCCACCGCTACCCCAGGCGTACCCCACGAATTCACCGGGACGTCGTACAAAGAGGGCATGGAGAACACGACCTACCGCGTCTGGGCGCTCTGGCAGGACCGCTCGGAGCAGCTGATCGACCTGTCCGCGAAGCACTCGCACGAAGCGGTCGAGGCGGCCGTTCGTATGGGCCTCGTGTCTGGATGCGGCGCTCGCCGCGGCTACATCGGGCTCCACGCGGTCGAGCTTCGCCCTGTGCCGGGGACTCTGACGCCTCGCGCCATCGCGGTCCTGGCCGCGCTTGAGCAGGCTCCGCGGCTTGCGCTCACCTGGGCTACGCTGGCCAGCAAGGTGGGCGCACCGGGACTCACCGAGCTGCTCTACGAGCTCGTCAGGATGCGGCTGGTGGCGAGCGACGGCAGCAACCGGTACCGCCTGGTGGTCGCGCTCGCGCAGCGCCCGCGGTCGTCATGGCTGGCCGATGCCGTGGTCGGCGAGGATCCGATGCCGACGGACGGCCCCGCGCGGTTCCGGCTGGTCTCGCCGTGATCACGGAGTCGACCGCGCTCGCCGCGATGATGCTCGTGGCCAGGTACGGGGAGCCGATCGAAGGAGGGATCCTCGGACAGACGCTGGTCTCTGCCCTGTGGGGGCCAGCCGCAGGGCGGGACGCGGCGCGGCGTCGGGCGGGCCGGCTGATCGACATCGCCGCGAGCCGAACCGCAACGAAGACCCGGGCCATCTGGGTTGACCTCGCATGGGAGATCTCATGAGCTGCACGTGCCCCCGCTACACCTACCCTCGTTCGTTCTCCGAGCTCTGCCCGTGGTGCCAGGACACCAACAGGGCCCACAAGCGAATCGCTGCAGGCATGGCAGCTCTCGCGTCCGACTCCAGGCCTCGAGCTGGGTGGGACGCGAGCGTCCTGGCCGCGGTGTCCGCGGCGCCGCCACCGCGGCGCTGGCTCGTCCCGGTCGCGTTGCTGTGCCTCGCCGCCATCGTCCTGGTCGGCGCCAAGGTGTTCCACCTGGGCCGCCGGGTCGCTCCGGTCAGCATCAAGCTCCATGTCGACCAGCCGGCTGGTGATCGGTGAGCGCTCTCGACGACCTGGTCAACATGGCGGCGATCTCGGTCAGGACGGCGCCCGGGGGCGTCGCCAAGCTCGAGGCGGCCGCCCTTCGCTACGCCGCCGACCGAGTCCGCGCCACCGGCGAGCTGCTCACCACCGAGCTCGGGCCGAAGAGGATGGCGGAATTCCTCGAAGACCTGGTTGCCGAGCCGACGCGCCAGATCGATCGCCTCGCTGCGGGCCCCAACCCGCGTTCTCGCGTCCCGGTCCCAAAGCGCGGCGAGCGCTGCCCGCGCTGCCACAGCGGAGCGCAGGACCGCGCCTGCCTGCTCTGCCGGCCCGACCTCGTGCCCGCCTCCTCGGTGGCGTCGTGTCCTTGTTGCCATCGCCCGGTCGACGCGTGCTGCGTCTCGATCTTCGGCGGCGAGCTTTCAGGCGGCTACGACCACCTCGCGCGCCGGCATGCCGCGGCGCGCATCCTGGCCAAGTACGACGCCGAGGCGACCGGCGCCGGCTACCTACGCACCAACCTAGGCGGTGGCGTCGACTACATCCCGGCCGAGCAGATCACCGTACTCCATTGCGACCGCCACCGCGATCACGGAGACGCGTGATGTCGAGCCAGGGCCGCAAGCTCACTGACGAGCAGGTGATCCGAAAGCGGAAGGCGAGGGACAATATGCTTGCTCGCGTATCCAAGCTGGGTGACACGAGCTGGCCAGAGGCTGGATACGTCATCGACAGCAACGAGACAGACGATCACCCAACCCACGACAACGCCTACTGTTACGAGCACGCCAAGGCGGTCGCCGTCACCGAGACGGCCAGGACCGGGGCAGAGATGGTCATCTGTAACGTCTCCGGGTCGGAGACCGACAACGAGGAGTGGTGCGCGTTCGATGCATCAACACAGGAAGCCCGACGGACTACTGGATCGACAGCGCGCTCGGGTTGACCGAAGAGGATCCGTACGCCGTGACGGTGACCCCATACGAGCTGGCGAGATCGGCCGCCAACATGACAGTCGAAGACAAGCGCTGGGTAGTTTGGATGCGCCAGGCCAATCGGCTGATCATTGAAGCTCGCAAACTGCGAAGACGAAGAAAGCGTAAGGCGAGACAGAGCAAGCGACGCGGGTCCGACCGAGTCCGCGCCATCGGCTAACTGATCGCGAAGATCACCGTGCTGTCTGGTCCGCCACGACCCTGACGCGCATCTTGGCCAGCCGACCGGCGCACCGGATCAGCCAGATCGCGATGCGCCGCCGCCATCGACTTGGTGGCAACGGCTCCTCGATCTCCACCTCGAGCGTCATCCGCGGCCCGGCCGCCGGCAGCCGGATCACGCCAACAACGCGCTCGGTCACGCGCCACCTGGCCCAGCGGCATGGCCGGCGACGTCCGGTGACGGATGCGCTTCTGGTTGGACGTGCGGTGGCGCGCCGCCAGCCGCCGGGTCCGGTGACCGGCCACTCGCGCCCGCGGCCTGGAACTCGCCCATCATCGCCCCGTCGGACGCTCCGGTCTCGGCGTTGAGGCGCGCGAGCGCGGCCGCGGGGTCGTCGATCCCGAAGTACGGCGCCAGGTACTGCATTGCGCTGTCGCGGTCGATCGATTGCGCGGTGCGCGCGGCCGACACCGCGGTCGCCGCGGCGCTCGCGTCACTGGCCCCGCGCTGCACCCATTCCGGCCACGACAACTCGATCTCGTCGTCGTCGAGATCGGAGAGCCCGCGTGGGAGCTCGGGGAGCCGCGGCATCACGCGCGGCATCACGCGCAGCCCAGTCGTGGGGTCGAATCGCGGCGACGCGTCGGCGCCGGCGCGCATGCGGATCACGGCCCGAATCATCTTGCCGAGGAGCGGCTTGATGCCGTGCTCCCCGTACTGCTCGCGGAAGAGGTCGCCGCGCTCGTGCATCGGCGAGTACCTGCGCTCGATCTCGGTGGCCGTCATCGACCCGGACGCCTCGAAGTCGAGGATGCAGCGGACGACCTCGAGAAAGTGCGCGCGGTGCTCCTTCGCGACGCTCATGGCCGATGCGATGCCGGCGCCGGTCATCTCGACGTACTGGGCGCTCGCCCCCTTCTCGAGCTTGAACGCGTTGCGCGAGCCCTTCCTGATCTGCTCGACCTTGAGCTCGTCGCTGCCGATCGCGAGCGTCGGGTCGCAGTTCTCGACCGCCCCCTGGTCGGCCTGGCTGATCAGCCTGTCGATCGCCTCCTGGGTCTCGAACTCGCCCTGGCAGTCCGGCTCGCCGTCCATCTCGTCGGTCTGCGTGTTTCGGATCCAGACCGCCGGGCACTCGCCGAACCCGTGCTCGGATTCGGTCTGGACCTCCCACGCCGGCTCCTCTCCGTTGCCGACGGGTACCGGCTTGTAGACGACGTCCGTCCGCTCGTCGATGCAGCGGCGGTACCACATGTTCACGGTGACGAGCGTCCCGTCCGGCTTTCTCGCCTCGACGGGGAACATGTAGCGGATCTCGAGCGCCGAGATCTCTCCGGTCGACATGTCCAGGAAGGTCGGCGTGCACCACCTGGCGTCGTGGACGTCGACGATCGGCTTCCCGTTGCGGAACCGGAACGACATCCCAACGGAGCCCTGGCCGCCGCCGAAGGAGCGGGCGTAGGCGAAGCGGATCCACAGCCGGGCGCTCTTGATCAGCGATTCGATCCAGCTCTGCACGGCGGGGTCACCGGCGATACTGACCTTCGGGTGCATCTTCGCGGAGAACAGGAGGCCGGTGAACCGGTCCACCACCGCGCGCGTCAGGTGGTACGGCGCCGTCGGGCGTCGCATGTTGAGCGGCAGCTCGTCGTACTGGCCGCTCGCGTCGGTCCACCCGGGCGGCAGGACCGTGTTTCGCGAGACCGTGTCGCGCTCGAGGTCGGTTAGGCACTTCCTGCCGTCCCAGCCGATCGTCCTGCCCTCGTACTGCGTGGCCGAGTAGAAGCCCCAGTATCGGTTCAGCTCGAGCTGGCGCGCCGTGAGCCCGAGCCGGCGGATCCGGGTCATCAGGCGATCCTGCTCGTGGACGCCTGAGGTGAATGCCTGCAGCGGGCTGTAGACCACGCGTCATCGTCGACGGGCGAGCACGTCAACGCAACGCCGTGGCCACCGGCGCCAGCGGCCGGGAAGGCCCCCTCTTACCGCCCTCGCACGCTGCAGCGGCTCGGGTTGACGGTCTCTACGGGCCTCGTTCGCTCACGGTTTACAGCCGGCTTGCGCGCGATGCCGAGGGGCGTAGACGTTGGCCTTGCGGCCCAAGAGATGACCAGCCGGGGTTTCCCCGTTGGTTCCCCGGCTGGTTCTGTCGTTGCGCAGGGCGGATTTGAACCGCCGACCTCCGGGTTATGAGCCCGACGAGCTACCAGGCTGCTCCACCGCGCAGGTGACGTTGTAGCCGTGGGGAGGCGAGATGTCCAGCTCGAGGCCAGGCAGGACGCGGGTCGTAGGCGCTCACGCGACACCAAGCGTCCAGCCGCCGCCGGTCCGCTACGTCGGTGATGTCGCGGTGAGCCGACGATCCGCCCGCTGGATCAAGATCCAGAACGGGGGATGCGAAACCACGAAGCCCCGGCACGCGGGCCGCACATCGGACCGATCGCCGACTCACTGCTGCTTCCGCCCTACAAGCCCCAGTCGGATCAACCTCGGTTCCCGTGCACGGCCAGGGTCGTGGTTGCGCGGACGATCCCTGATGAGCACGGCGACCCGATCACCTACCGCGTGCGCACCACCGGCGAGGACTGGTGGTTGAGCGCGACGCTGCGCGGGTTCCGCGCGAGCGCCATGTTGCACACGGTGAGCGAGCGCCGCGCCACGATCTGGATGCTGGCGATCAAGAACGGCATGATCGGGATCGGCGATGCCGGTCAGTGGCCGGCTTGACGGCGACGTCGGCGGTCAGGCTCTGACGAAGTCGCCGCTTCGATATTCGCCGTGATCGAAGCCCTCGTGCCGCACCCCACCGTGCGAGACCAGCCCGTCGTCCTGGTAGCACCGACATCCGCCCTTCTCGACCTCGTCGCACCGGCAGCCCGGCCAGCGCGGAACCTGCGGAGCGCGCGGCGTCAGGTCGAGCTGGCCTTCGCGGACCCGGCCGCTCACGTTCGCCGCCGTCTCGAGGTGACGCCAGCCGGGGCCGCCGCCATGCGCGCGCCCTCGCGAGCGATCCACGTGGCCATGAGCCGATCCCCTGTGTGGCTCTTGGGGTCGTAGCGGAGCATCTCGTCGAGCAGCTTGCGGACCTCGGCGTTCATCGACGCCTGGAGCATCTGCGGCCCGAGGCGGGCGGCGCCGCGGTTAGGGATGATCCACTTCCCGGCGGAGAACTCGATCGCGAGCGACTCGATCCCGTAGCTCGGATCGTACTTGTTCTTCCCCGTGTAGAACGCCTTGACCGGGACCGCGGTCTGGTCGTTGACGAACTGCTTGAGCATCCGCTGCTGGCCGTTGCTCTCGACGACCACGAGGGAGTTGTAGCGCTGGTTCACGTCCTTGATGCGCGAGACGATCTCGGGGCCTCCCCAGCGCCCGGCCTCGATGTTGAGCAGCTGGCGCGCCTGGTCCTTCTCGCGCACCGCGATCGTCACCAGGGCCGTCTCGTCGCCCGTCGTCGCCTTGGTCACCGCCAGGTCGACGCCGGTCACCGTGCGGTATCCCGCGGGGACCACGACCAGCGAATAGGCGAGCTCGATGCCGTCCCCGTTGAGGAGCGCCGCGCGCAGGTAGTCGAGCTTGAAGCGCCGGTCCGCGTCGGCGACCGGGTCGCAGAACAGCGAGCGCCGGGACTCGATGGGGCCGCGGTCCTCGATCGCCTTCTCGATGCGCTCGAGCGGCCACACCGACGGCCAGCTGGAGACCCCGTCCTGCAGCACGGGGTACTTGCGGGCGAAGGTGTTCGCCTCCGCCGCGTAGCGGTGCATGGCGTCGTCGGGGTGCCAGGCGTTGCCGATGAACCAGAGCCTGCCGTGTGCCGTGCGCCGCCCCTCGATCGTGCTCTTGAGCCAGCCGTAGTACTTCTCGCGCAGGTGGTCGCTGTGCGTGTTCACCGCGTCGAGGTAGTCGTCGATGATGATCAGGTCGTAGCGGCCGCCGAGCACGGATCCGCCGAACCCGGCCGCCTGGACCGTCGGATCCTTCGAGCGCGTGGCGCGCCGGACGATGAAGGCGTCCGCCTGCCACATCCCGGTGGTGTCGCTCTTGTCGGGCACGACGCCCGGGAAAACCATCCGGTACTCGATGGAGTTCTCGATGTAGTTCTTGATCGACTTGACGATCTTCTTCGGCCCGCCGGCGGCGCTCGCCAGGATCAGGATGCGGATGTTCGGGTTCCGGCCGATCTCCCAGAGCGTCCGGCCGACCGAGATCCCCGAGGTCTTCCCGGCCTCGGTGTGGGTCCAGATGACCACGCGCGGGTGCTTGTCGAGGACGTCGTGCCAGTCCTCGTGCATCGGCGCGAGCTCGATGGGTAGGTTGGTCTCCTCGTCGCGGAGCACGAATTGGCAGAACACCACCGGGTCCGTGCGCGAGACCTCGGCGAGCTTGGCGAGCGCCGGCCCCAGCGTCTGCGCGGCCGCGATGGCCTTCGCGTGCGGCCGGGTGTCAGTTCGCATCGCCGGCCGGGGTCGGCGGGATCTCGTCGTGGCCCTGGTCGTCGTCGACCTCGACGGCGCTCGCGTCTACCACTGGCGGCGGGACCGGCGAACTCGCGAGCGACTTCCTCCGCTGGGCCAGCTCGATGGTCGCCTGGGCGTGGGCGACGATGCGCGCGGCTTCCTCGGCCGATGCCGGCTCGATTCCGGTGGGGAGGAGGAGCGATCCGTCGTAGGCGTAGGCGCCGTCGATCCTGGCGATCTTGTCGGCCGCTGCCACCGCCGCGGTGATCAGCTGCGCCGCCTTGCTCTTGTTGGTGTCGTCCATCGCCAGCTTGGCCGCACGCTGGAACATCATGGTCAGCATCGCGCGGGTGCGCGCCTGCTTCCGGTTCTTGGGCGCCGCGACCTCACCGTCGAGCGTCTCGAGCGCCCCGTTGAGGGCGGTCCTGGCCGCGGTGCGGCCGCATGCCCAGGTCTTCGGCTTACCGTCCGGGTTGGTGCCGGTGTGCTCCAGCCAGGTGATCACCTGGTCCGGGGAGTAGCCGAGGCCGAGCATCTCGCGAGCTCCGGCGAGGGCTAGCGCCTTCTGGGTGGCCTTCGGGACCGGGGCGGCGGGCGCCGGCAGCGCTGGGTCCGGCGGCCCGCTGGGCGTCTCGTCATCGGCCACATCTGGCACGATATCACGGGCCGCGTCGGATAACGGAGGTCAGTACGGGATGGCCACCGCCATCGCCTGGACGACAGCCAGGAAGATGTCGTCCTTCGCTCGCTGCTCGGGTGGGAGCTGCGCATACGGGACGATACACGGGTGCTCCTTGGTGTCGGCGTTCTTGACCGGACCGTGCTTCCATCCGTCGGCTTGCTTGTTCCTGACCCATGACTCGTGCAGCTGCTCGGGCGTGTCGCCGACGAGCACGCGGGCCACGCCGTCGAGCGCGCTCGTGCGCTGCCACGCGGGCGCTTCGTCCCACCCGACCTGCGAGGTGTCGCCCATGGCGATGCAGTAGGCGCGATTGGCCTCGTGCGCGGCGCGCGCGCACGCGGTGAGGCGATGATCGATCTGTGTGTTCTCCATCGACGGCACGCTATCACGGGCGTGCCCGGTAAAGGTCACACCAGATCGTCGGAGACCAGCTGGTCGGCGCTGCGCCAACCCTGCCCGCGCGCGCCGCCAGCCAGCACCCATGCCACAACCGGCACCGCGTCGATCGCCACCTTACCGTAGGGCGGCGCGCCGTCGTCGAACACGTACAGCTCGACAGGCGGGACGCCGAGCGCCCGGGCATCGGCGATCCCGAAGTAGCGGAACGCGCCGCGATCGGCGATCTCGGCGAGCTCGCGCTCGACCGCTCTCGTGCACGTCGCCATCAGGTCGGCGGTGAGATCTCGACCGGCGTACGGTGTCATCGCGTGGACCGCGCAGAACCTGACCAGCTGGTCGAGCGGTCCGCGCGCCAGATCCCGGCGGCCACGCGCCAGCTTGCGCCTGATCGTCGAGATCACTTCGGCCGCTTCCCCGGCCGCCACGGGAACACCTCGACCGGCTTGTGGCGGGCCACCATGCGGATGCACATGTCCGCGGTCCCGCTCGAGCGAGCGTCCCAGAACAGCAGCGCCGCGTCTCCGATCTCGGCCATCTGCCGGTTGCGCATCTTGGGGGCCAGCCACTTGCTGTGCTGGGAGATCATCCGGGGCGTGATCGGGCAGGGGATCACCACTTTGCCGCGGGCCTCCGCCCAGGCCTTGCCGCAGAGGTCGGCGCCGCGAGCCAGCCCGCAGACCACGTGGGTCCACTCGCCGGGGACCCAGAGCAGACCAGTCGGATCGAGCTTGGAGATCGTCTCGTCGATCTCCTCGATCGACGGGTAGACGGTCTGGCTTCCGGCGATGATGACCGAGCGTATCACTTTGGTAGCCTATCAAGCCTGTTGATTGCCTGGGACCGCGTTATCCAGGCATCACCGGTCCACACGCGACATCGGCACCCGCCCGGATCTGCAGCTCGTCCGCTGCTGTGTGGACACGTCGCACTGTCGGCGAACAGGATCGAGTCCCACGGGGCGAACACGCTGCCACGCATCCTGAACACTGGCTCCCATCCCTCGCCGGACACGTCCCTGTCCCAAAGCACGGCTGCAAGAGGAAATTTGTCGCCGACCTCGCTGATAGTCATGCCGCTCTGGTTCACGCCGACTTGCTCTTGGCACCCTCGAGCGAGCGCCGGTGGAACTCCTCAGCGGTGTAGCGGCGCCATGCCGGCTTGGAGATACGACATGGCATCGTAGCTGGCCCTCGGCCGATGCGGTGGACGCCGTCAGCGACGAATGCAACTCCTGCCTCGCAGAGGCCGCAGCGAACGGATTCCTCGTACAACCACACCTCGGCGATGAACCCGACGTCGAGGATCATCCCTGAGCACGACGGGCACGACGGTGGCCCGCCTGGCATCACGAGGCCGTCAGTGCCGATCTTGACGTGCACTAGGCCGCAGCTGCCGGGAAGCGGCGGACCACCGTAGGCCGGCGGCGTGAGCATCGCCTCGTGGATCGCGCGGACCTCGGCGTGCTGGCAGATCGAGCCGCACCGCTTGCGGCAGTCATCGGTCCCGGTGCAACGGAAGTCTCCGGGCGGGCCGTTGTACCCACCACCCTTGCACGTCGCGAAGCGCTCGAGCGTGAACACCGAGGCGCCGCGGTTGCTCTTGATGCAGCCACCTGACCTCTGCCTGCCCTGGCGGGCTTCCTCCTCGGCGCGCGAGATCGAGTCACTTGGCGGTCTCGGTGATTTGTCGTTCATGGCCCGCCAATCTACAGCGAGCCGCGGAGATCAGCGAGCGAGATCCTCGACCTCGATCACGATGGCGTCGAGGTCGTCGTCGATCACCTCGATCACTCGACCGCCCGGATCGTGATCGTCGCCCACGTCCTCGATCTTGCCGAGCTCGGCGACCAGGAACCTGGCGAGCGCGTCGACGTCACCGTCGCTCACCCCGCGGGGACCGCGGCGCACGATCTCGCTGGCGATCCAGCGTGCCTCGGCGCGTCCGGGTGTCGGCCTGATGCTGTAGGGCTTTGTCACGGGCTCGGGGAGCACGACCGTGTGCGACTCGGTCTCGAACTCACCTGACACCACCGACAGCCGGCGGTTGTAGGATCTGGTCTCGATGTCCGGGACCGCCGGCGGCGGGTCGTCCGGGGTCCTCACCGCAGACCGATGGAGTAGATCCCGGCCAGCGCACAGGCGTCGCGGTCCGGCTCGAACGGACGCCACTGGCCGGGCGGCTGCTTGTCGGCCTGGTCGGCGCTACGCCAGAACACCTCGAGCTCCGTCTCGGCCCGCTCCGCCCTCGAGATCGCCGCGTCCCGCTCGGCGATCAGCGTGGCGATCGGCGAGGACGGGAAGCTCTCGATCGCGGACGCCCCGGTGCTGATCCCGCCAAGCGTGATGTCGTCGGTCGTCACTGGATCCCGCCCGCCTCGCGCACCATGCGATCGAACTCGTCCTCGTGCTTGGCACAGAAGACCGGCTCCTCGTGACCGGCCTTGGCCAGCTCGGCCTCGCACCCCGGCTCCCTGCACAAACCGAGGTCGGCGCGGGCGACGTGGAGCTTGCCGTCGATCGCCCGCTGACACACCCCGGCCGGGTCGAGCAGGATGGCGGCATCGCCGATCAGGTCGGCCTCGGCGGCGACCAGCGAGTCTGGAGCGTCGCTGTCGAGCAGCTGCTGCAGGCGCGCCACCCGCGTGACGATCAGACCCCTCGCGTGAGCTTCGATCTTCCCCATGCCAAAGACCGTACACACGAGAATCCCCTAAGTCAACCACCAGGTATCAGCTTGACCATTGGTGCACGCGGACACACCATCCTTGGCATGGCCCAACCATGTTGCCGATGCCGGGAATCACCCGCCCTGGCCAACTCTTCGATGTGCCGCTCCTGTTGGCAGGGTTGGTGGTGCGCGGTCGCCGACCTGTCGCGTCTCAGGATCTCCGAGCGGAGGTCGGCCGAGTCGTGAGGGTAGCCGCGCTGGTCGTCGCGCTCGCTGGATGCTCCGGCACGTGGGGATCTGCCAGGCATGGCACAACGGCGGCGATGATCGCGAGCTCGGCGGCGGTCGCCTGCGACGTCGGCGGGACGATCTGGATGAGCCACAGCGGCAGGTACGACCGGATGAGCGACAGGGGCTACCAGCTCGCGGAGATGAACCCGCTCCTCGGCCACGAGCCGAGCCCGGCGACGCTCGTCGGGGCTGCCGTCGCGGTGATCGGCCTCAACTACGCCGTGCTAGAGTCGCCGCTACCAGCCTGGGTCAAGTCCGGCTGGTTCGGCGTGCTGGGCGCGGCAGAGGCGTACACCCTGGCTGGTAACGCTCGGTGGACCGGAGCCTGCGGGGTGGCCTGGACGCACGATGCCGGGATCTTTCCTGCCAGGTGACAGGGCGTCCGGCAGCGGGATCCCGGCGATCTGCAGGTGATCCCCGGGCGAGAAGTCGTACCGCAGCGGCCTGCCGATCTTGAGCTGCGTGGTGCCGGCGCCGAACTCCGTCTCCCATGCGCGGGCCAACCCACGGGCTACGGTCCACGAATCCACTGGGCCGATCGCGTACGCCCGCGGATCACGCACACGGGCGTCTACGACTCTGACGAGCAGGTACCACTGCTCACCGTGACGGAGCTTGGCTCCTCGTCGTCTGGCGTTTCTGCCCTGCCTTGATTCAGCGGTCACGCGTGCATATTACGCCAGATCACGGCGGCAGGATGCGGAGGGTCTCTGGCACGCGGAACGTCTGGGGCCGTCCGTCGGGCGACAGCCCGTGGAACAGCACCTCGTAGTCGCCGGGGATGTCGGTCTCGCCCGGCGACCAGTCGTGCCGGAGCTCGCCGACGCTCGACCCGACGGCCGACCCGGTGAGGATGACCGGCCCCAGGAGCTGGAACGTCAGCGTCCACCCGGTGAAGTCGAACCGGCCATCGATCCCGGTGACATCGGCGAAGTACGCCGGCAGCAAGTCGCCCTGGGTGATCTCGATCGGGGCGCTCGAGCTGGAGCAGGAGAAGCAGGTCACGGCGCCCCTACGGTAACACGCCGGGTCGACGCGGTCGTAGGGTCACTCGTTGCGGGCGATCGACGCGTTCGCCTGCATGACGCAGGTCTCGAGGCTGGTGAGCGCCAGCGACTGCTCGCGCGAGACCGGAGTCTCGGACGCGATCAGGATCGCCAGCTCGCGGGCCTTGTCGCGGATCGCCTGGTAGCGGGGCAGCTGGTCGTCCTTCGGGGCGTGGTAGACGAACGCGCTGTCGATCTGGGCGGTGACCTTGTCGGTCGGCGTGTACTTGGGCATGCGGCGGACGCTACACCGCCGGTCGATCACCGGCCACCCAAGCGCGCCGTCACGACCGGGGAGACCCGCCTGGCGTGGACGGTCACCGGCGACGATGCGATCCCAGCTGGCTGCACGACCACGTGAGCCACGGCGTCGCCGATCGGCCGGCTCCTGCGCGGCGTGGTGTCCGGGTAGACCGGCGCCCAAGACATGTCCGGGGCCGGGGCGCTCGGGATGACGGCTTCCGGCGCGGCGGCGCCGCCCTCGCGAACGGGCGAGCGTGCACGGTCGACGCGAGCCGGGAACGCCGGCAGCCAGGACAGGTCGGGGACCGGTGCGGCCGCGATCGGCAGGAGCGGGTCGACGGCGCCGGCGATGTCGGCGCGGCGCGCGGGCCGGCGGGCACCGGCATCTGGCAGCCATGCGCTCACCGGCGGAGGAGGGACGAGCACCGGATCGGCCAGGCCGACCACTGCCGCTGGATGCCGACGAGTCCGCGCCGTCCGCGTGTCGGTCGGCAACCAGTCGATCGGCGTGGACGGCTGCACGGGCGGCGCGGTCTCGCCACCGGCCGGACCTCGAGCAGCTCGAGGTGCCCTGTCTGGGTGGTGCGCGGCCCACGTCAGCGGCCCAGCGTTGGTGTCGCTCGGCGGCGCGGTCTCGCCGTCGGTTCGTGCCCGGCGCGGCCGCGGGGCAGGCTGGTAGACCGGGGCCCAGCTGAGCGGCGTCACGACCGGCGCGGCAACGACGATCGGCTCGACGGCTCCACCCTCGATCCGCGGGCGCGCGCGGCGCGTCGTCTCGGGTGCCGGGATCAGCCAGTCGAACGGCTGCAGGTCCGCCGAGACGGCCTGGAACGCGAGGAGCGCCATCTGGCCGCCCTCGTTGAGCCCGCCCTGGGCGCGGAAGCTGTACGTCCCCTTGAGGTCGACGAGCCGCGTGGCGATCTCGACCTGGATGTAGCCATTCGGGTTGACGTCACCCTCGGCGCACGCCCGGTGGATCTTGGCGAACCCGTCGAGGAACGTGAAGACGTGGTCCTGGTTGACGTCGCCGTTTCCGAAGATGATGGCGACGAGCAGCGCCTTGGCCGTGGTCGTGACGGTCCCGCTCGTGATGGTGGCCGCGGCACCGTTGGCGCGCTCGACGATGCTCGAGGCCTGCAGGATGGGGGCGTCGAAGATCTCGAGCCCTGCGATGACGACCTCGTCCTCGTTACCACCGACGTTCCCGATCGACGCCGACCACGTGTGCGCCGTCCCGCCGGCGGCGGAGATCTTCACGGCGACGCTTGCCGAAGACCCGGCGAACGCGTCGTAGGGCCGCGGGGTCCCAGGGATGTACGTGTAGACGTTCCCGCGCGCGTCGGTCGCCTGGTTCGGCGACGAGGCCTGGTCGCCTCGAGCGAAGGCGGCGACGAGCGTCGAGTAGAGCGGCGCGGTGTCAGTCGTCCGCAGGAGCGTGTGCGTCCCGGTGCCTGCGCTCGTGATGTCCACGACCGTGCCGGCCTTCGCGAGCGCAGGGGACAGCGCCAGCTTGAGGGTCGTGCCGGTCGGTGCCGCGACGAAGTACGGCGTGACGCCGTCGGTGTTGCCCGGGAACGTTCCGGTGGTCGCGATCAGGAACGGGCCGGCGCACAGCACCATGCCGTGCGCCGCGGTGGTCAGCGTGTCGGTCGACGCGTCGGCGGTGAACGTGAGGTCCGTGCCAAACGTGGTGAGCGAACCGCCGGTAAACGCGAGCCCGCTCAGGATGTTCTGGCGCACGGCGGCGCCACCGGTGGTCAGCCTGGCACCGCCGCCGAACGGAGGAGCGAAGCTGCTCTCGAAGAACGCTCGGCGAGCTCGTGGCGAGCGATCGGCGAACGTCGGCAGCCAGCCGATGCCCGGCGTGGGAGCCGCCGGCAGCGTGGCCTCGGGCGCGACGTGGCCGCCTACCAGGACCGCCGCTCGAGCTCGTGGCGCGCGGTCCGCGAAGCTCGGCGCCCAGCTGAGCAGGGGCTCGGTGGGGTTCTGGATCGTCGCCTCGGGACCGGCCATCCCTCCGACGATCGCGGCCGCGCGCGGGCGGGGTGCGCGATCGGGGAAGGTCGGCGACCACGAGAGCGGCGGCGCGCCGGCGTTGACGTCCGGCGCTTCCGGCTCTACGACGTCCCCGGTGCGCGCGGGCGCCGCGCGGCGAGCTTGGCGGTCCGGCATGGACGGCAACCACGAGCAGTCGGGGAGCGCGGGGCCAGGCGCAGGCGTCGTCACCGGAGCGGCGAGCACCGACAGCATCAACGCGGCCGCGGTCACCCGCTGGCGCCCCGGCTCGCCGAACCACGGCATCCACGGGACCTCCGGTGCCGTGTCGTCGATGCTCGAGATCGTGCCGTCGAACGTGAACTGGTTGGCGGTGAACTGCCCGGACTCGAGCGTCTGGGTCGGGTCGACGTAGGGTCCAGCCGTGGTGAACGCGAACGTCCCGTTCCCGGTGGTCGCGCCGGAGATCGTCACCGAGCGCGACGCCGGCCTGGCATCGATGATCACGGTGATCGCCTGCCCGGCCGACCACGTCATCGGCTGCGAGAACACGAGCACGTCGCCCGGCGTCGTGTAGAGCTCGAGGCTGGCGTCGTCGAGCCAGATCCCGCCGTTCGGCTGGGCGAACAGGCTGTGGAAGTTGCCGCCGGTGAACGCCGTCGACGCCAGCGTGGGCGTGAACGTGAAGCGCCAGATCCCCGTGTTGATGGCGAGCGCCGTCGAGGCGAAGGTGTTCGCCGCGAACGTCTGCGGCGTCGCCGTCACCCTGAGCAGCGTGGTCATCCGCTACCCGCTACCGAGGTACTCGACGCCTCGGAGGAACACGCGGCGGCCCTCCATGCGCTCGAGCTTGGCCTCGAACGGGGTGCACGGCTTGTCCGCGCACGGCCCGCAGGTGTGCTTGAAGCACAACCGGCAGAACCCGCCCACGTCGGCCGCGGCGGCGCCCGGCGCGATGATCACGACGTGCTGGCAGTGGCAGCACGTGATCGTGCTCCGCTCCACGGTCGGCGCGTCCGGGTCCGTGATGATCAGCGTGCCGAACTCGCGCGCCACCGGCCTACAGCTCCTCGATGTAGAGCGTCCCCGTGCACGCGACCGTCGCCGCGGTCGGCGTTCGGAGCGCGATCCCGTTGTTGGCGGTCGCCGGGACGACGATCTCGCCGTCCGGCGCCGGCACCCAGCGGAACGAGGCGCGCTGGTTCAGGCCGAGCGACCAGAGGATCGCGTTGGCGGTCAGCGTCGGATCCACGGTGTGGGCCTGCGCGGCGTCGAACAGCGCGACGGCGTTGGCCGTGTCGAGCGGCTGCGGCGTCACGGTGGTGCCGGTGCCGACGGTGGTGCAGCGCTGGATCTGCCACAGGAACCCGTTGTCCGCGGGGGTGGCCTCGCCGGCCGACACGATCATGTCGTAGAGCCTGAGCCGGCGCGGCGTGGTCGCGTCGGCGGTGACATTGCCCACGCTGAGGGTGGCGGATGCGGTGCGGGTCAGAGCGACGGAGTAGCGGCCCATGATCGTGTCCTTTGTCGTGGGGCCGGGGCCCCGGTGTAGGACAGCGATGATGGGACCGCGCTGGCGGGCGCGCTACCCCGGTCCGGTGGCCAGCGCCTTCTCGACCTCGTCGCCGAGACCATCGCGCCAGGCTCGGTACCACTGCGGATTCCTGCCCTGGGCATCGGGTCGCCAGCCGAGCTCGCGGCAATACGCGGTCGCGAGCTTGCCGATCCCGTGGCGAGCGATGAGATCTCTGACGTCTGGCTTCACGCTGGAACTTTCGAGCACGGACCTACGTGACCGCTCATCCTGCGACAGACAAAGAACTGCTCGTCTTCAGTCACGGTCGTGGTCCCGCAGATCGACGGGTACCCGATGCCGAGGTCAACCGAGATCTGGTGGTTCTGCCACCGCGGCCACGTTGACCGCTCGAGATCCCTGGCAGCCATAGCCTCCGACCGGCGCGCCGCGACAGCAGATCTCGCCTGCGCTGGCGTCGGCCGCCGCGGTGCCCGGCGCAGCTTGCGGCTCGCGTTGCTCACGGCTGCTCCATTGGCCTGCTGTGGATCTCCTTGTTGCTGCGGTCGATCTCCTCCTTCATCTTGCCGATGAACACCCGCCTCTGATCGGCGTTCTCGGGGATGTGGTCGAGCGCCGCGCGGCCCAGCGCGGAGACCCGCATCTCGGCCAGCACGCGGCGCGTGAGCCAAGTAACGCGGAGCGTCTGCCAAATGGCGAGTGCGCCGGTGAACAGGGTGCAAACGATGCTGACCAGCGTCATGACGTCCTGTGGTCCTCTCCGTAGTCGTTGGGCTGCTGGCTGGGAGATCCCGGCCAGGCGTTGAGGTTCGCGTAGGCGACCAGGAACACCCAGGCGCCGGCCACGAGACACCAGGTCAAGCTGCCCTCGCGTACTCGATCGTGCGGATCGCAGCCATGCCGACGGCGCGCGCGAGCTGCGGAGGCACGCTGTTTCCGACGCATTTGATCTGCGCGGTTTTGGTGAGCGGCTTCCCGCGGAACAGCAGCTCGATCTTGTAGCTCGGCGGGAAGCCCTGGCAGAGGAACAACTCGCGCGCCGTGAGCATGCGGAACCCGATGTCGACGAGGACCCACTGCACGCCGTCAATCTCGAGGACGATCGGCGCGTCGTAGCCCAGGAACCTGGCCACGCGCATCGCCCGCTCGCTGACCTCGAGCTCCATGGTGAGCGTGACCAGCGCGAAGCGATCCCGGGTGTCGATGGTCGACAGCGGCTTGGCGAGCGACTCCGGCCCGCTCTCGCCGTTGTAGCGGATCAGGTACGCGGCGGTCATCGCGTGATGCGTGCCGGACGCCGAGATCGTGTCCAGCGGCTCCTCGACGGCGTGGCTCGACGCGGCCACGTGCGCGTCGCTCGTCCCGCGCAGCTTTAGCAGGTTGAGCATGGCCACCGAGTGGTGGTCGCGCTGGGTGATCGTGCCGATCGGCGCGTTCATTCGCTGGCCGCCAGCGAAGCCGCCCTCGCGCTCGCCGTAGTTCTTGACCAGCACGGGCATCGCCAGTCCGTGCTTCTGGGTGCCGACGATAGTCCCGATCGGCTTCTGGGCGTCGTAGACGCGGGGCTCCTGCGCCTTCGTGGTCTCGGTGGCTCCTCGCTCGCCGTTCGAGCGATGGACGAGGTACGGGGTCGCCACCGCCAGGCGCCTTGAGGTGTCGATCGTCGAGAGCGGTTCGTCTGGCCGCTGACCGCGCGCCTCGCCGTCGCGCTGGCCGTTGTACCGGACGACCACGGGCGCTGCCACGGCGTGCTCGCCGCGCTTCGACGTCATGATCGTGGTGAGCGGCACGTCGGCGTTTTGCGCGTCGTTGCCGCCGCCGCCGTACGTCTTCGCCTTGAGCACGAGCGGCGACACGACGCCGTGGCCGTCGCGGTTGCCGCAGATCGTCCGCATCGGCTCGTCCACGCTCGAGACGCGAACGTCCGTCCCGCCCTTGTCGCCGTAGGACGTCGGCACAATGAACGGGCGACCGGCACCGAACACGAAGCGCTCGATCCCGGCCCGGATCCGCGCGAGCGTCTTCTCGGCGAGCGCCTTTGCCCGCTCGAAGATCGAGGGGCACTCGATCGACCAGTCGATGCACTCGGCCGCGGTTCGCCACGGCTTCGCCCGGTTCGGGCCGTGCGTGGGCTCTGGCCACACGGCCGGGTTGTCGCTGGCGATCAGCACGAACCGCTTCCGGCTCGTCGGCGCGCCGTAGTCGCTCGCCTTCAGGACGCGGTACGAGACGTGCCGGTAGTACTTCCCGAGCCTCGAGATGAACGCGTTGAACAGCGACCCGATGCGCGCCTTGATCGGCCGCATGAAGTTGCAGTTCTTGAGGCACTTCGGGCGCCGCTTCCCGCTCTTGGTATCCGTCCCCCGCCGCGCGGCGAGCTCGTCGCTGCACCCGTTCGAGTGGCAGCGGTGGAGCGGACCCCACTTCATGAACGGCTCGACGTTCTCGAGCGACATCACGCGCGGCCTGACCGCCGACGCTGCCCACGAGACCGCGATCCAGGCGAGCCCGCGCACCTTGGTCGCTTCCTTGTCGAGCGGCCCGCCCTTGGCCTGCGAGAAGAAGATGCACGTAGGCGAGAAGTGCGCGTAGGCGATCCGCTTCCCGCCGCTCGCCGCGACCGGGTCGACCTTCACGATGTCCTCGCAGAACACCCGGCACCTGGGGTTGTTCTCCTCGTACATGGCCAGCGCGGCCGCCCAGTGGTTCACCGCGATCGTCGGTGCCCGGCGCTCGATGCCGAGTTCCTCGTACGCCCACCTCATGCCCAGGCTCGCGCCTCCACCGCCGGCGAAGTTGTCGGCGTCTGGCTCGTCGGGATCTACCCAGACGCGGAGCGGCGGAGCGCTGGCCGGCTCACCGTCGCAGAACAGCTGCAGCTGAGGTCTCACCTTCACGGGGTCTCCAGCGTAGCCCTGGCCGCGACGTATCGACCGTCGGCGGCCAGCTCGTCGGCCTCGAAGTTGGACACCAAGATCTCGACGAGATCCCGGGTTGCGGTCTCGAGCTCCCGGATCCGCTCGAGCAGCTCGCAGATCTCGCCCTCGCGCAGCAGGAGCTCATCGCAGACCACGCGCGTGCTCTCGTCACCGGCGCCACGGCCGCGGAGATCCGCCACCGCAGCTGAGACCATGCCGGCCCTGGAGCGCAGCGCCTCGTACGTGAGCGACGAGATCCCGTCACCTGCACGGGGGATCATACCGTATGTAGATCCCTCCGGTTGGATCCCCTCTCCTTGGCAGGCAAGGCAGGCGCCGGTCCCGCGGCAGGTCCGGCACATCGCCGCGAGCCAGAGGCAGTCGGGCAGGTGGTCCACCGCGTAGGCAGCCGTACCCTGCGTGACGGGAACCCCGGCGCAGCGGCACAGCTCCGACGGGTGCTCGCCGCCGGAGACCTTCGGCCAGACGAACGGCTTGGGCTCTGGCGCGAGCAGCATCCTCCACGCGCGGCGCTGCTGGCGTAGGAACGTCGCGATCCGCCTCATCCTCCGACCTCGACCGCCGACGACGACTGCTCTGCACTGCGGGGTGCAGGATCGGCGTTGGTCACCGGGATCTCGATGGGCAGAACCTCCTCCCTCCGTCGACGACGACCGATCGGTCCCGTCTGGAACCCAACCAGGATGCTGTGCTGTTCTCGCACCCAAGAAACGCTGAGATCCTGGATTGTGCCAGAAAGTACTAGGTCCCCAATCCGCTGGAGTACGTTGGCGACTGCCCTCCTGCGCTGCACCTCCGGCTCGGCGAACGACACCGCGCCGTGCTTGAGTGCGCGGCGGATCTCGCGGAGCGACCGGTCGGCGACCACATCGGCGTCGAGGTCGTGCTCGGCAACGCTCTGCTGGCGGAGCACGCGCTTGGCGGCGTCGTGCCAGGCCAGGTCGTCCATGGTGATGCCGACGGCGTGTTGGCCGGCGAGGTTGGTGATCCTGACCTCCTCGATCGGGATCTCGAGGGTGATCAGGATGTCCTGGTCGTTGATGACGTGGGAGGTCTTCACGTGATCTCCGGCGTCTGGTGGAGCGCCCTGGTCGCAGCGAGCTCGGCGTCGATTGCGTCGGACTCGGCCCGCGAGGCGCGGTCGTGTTCGAGCTTAGCGGCCTCGAGCCGGCGATCGGCGTCGTGTCGCGCGGAGCCGGCCTCGTAGCGGGCGCGGACCGCAGCCTCGAACGCCTTGAGCGTACCCACCGTGACGGTGACGGTGCGATGGTCGTCTGCGTTGAACTTCTTCACGAGGGGATCGGCTCCCCGAGCCCGAAGCTCGACAGGATGCGGGCGAAGGCCTCTTCGTCCGTGGAGTACTCGGCGCCCAGCGCGCAGAACACGCTCTGCCTGGTGTCCCCGCTGAACACCAGCTGGCGGGCCCCACCGTAGGCGAAGCCGATCTCCGCCCAGGCGCCGCGGGTGGCGAGGTCGGGGTAGGCCTTGGGCGGGACCAGGAACCACACGGTCAGCGCGGTCGCCGCCTCGGAAAGGCACTCGAGCGCGACGCGGCGGCGCTGCACTGGCGGCCAGCTGTCGGGGTTCGCCGCGCCGGCCTGCTCGATGCTGTCGATCCACGATGCCATGGCGTCAACGCCGGCCTGGCGGAGCCGGTCACGCCAGCGCTTGGCCCGCTCGATCTCCGCCGACGACGCGGCGACGTACACCTTCGGTCCTGAAACTTTCTCTCGTGCCATCTGGTCCTCCGCTCGGCCATGCGAGCTGCGAAAACCACGGTTGCATATCCGGGTGTGGCACGTCAATCACCGGGTCAGTGCTGTGGGTAGGTTACGCAGTGCACGCGGCCGTCCCAGCATGCCCGGCACTCGCCGCACTTGTTGTCCCTGGTCTCCACGGCGCGGCACTCGATGGACCCACGACCCTCGACCACGCGCACGCCGCTCGAGCTGTACGGGACGCTGGAGACCGCGCTGACGGGGATCCCGGCGAGCTCGGCGGGCAGCACGGGCTCCGAGTCGATCATGTGCGCGGAGAGCCGCACCGTGAGGTTGCCCGGGATCTCGCGACCGGCCAGGTACTCCCTGACCACCTCGTACTCCCTGGTGGGCAGCCAGTGCCTGACGCCCGGCGTTCTTCGGCAGACCTCGACGATGTTCTCGAGGTGCCAGAGGCCCTGTAGATCCCCGCTGTCATGCCACCGGAACCAGTCGTGCGGCGGCCTGCAGGCGCTCGAGATCAGCTTGACCATCGCCTCGACCCAGAGCGGGTGGTGGATGCCGTTCCACCTGCGCCGGTGGCCCTCGAGCAGCGGGCGCCAGGTCCGGTACCAGTCGGTCATGGCGTAGCAGCCGGAGCACACCGAGCCAGGGACGCCGCGGAGCTTGCCGCCGGTCTGGCAGCGCTGGGCCGAGATCCCGTAGCTGTAGCCCGGCATCTTCGACGGGTGTCCGAGCGATCCAGCGATGGCCGTGGCCACCTTCCTGGTCATCGGCCCGCTGTAGTCGTGGGGGATCGCCGTCGCCTCCGTGAACTCGCGGACGACGGGCAGCGAGCCGCGGCGCACCTACCCTCCGCCGGAATCGCCGAGGTCGACGTAGCCGATGGACCGGAGCTCGCGCCTGGCCTGCTGCCGGTTGACCCGTCGGAACCTGCGGGTCATCGCGCGCGCCGCCGACTCTCCGCGGTGCCACGGCCGCCAGTGGTCCGCGGCGTGGGTGTGTCCGTTGATGATCCCCGGGTCGTCGCCGAATACGGCGCCCGGGATCTCAACCCACCTGAACCACAGAGAGTCGGAGCCGTCCATCCTGACGATGCCGTCGAGGCGCGGCGTCACGGCGTCGATCCTATCGATGTTGGTCATCGGGTGTGGTCCGCCGGGTAGATGCGGTTGACGCGCTTCCCGCCGGCGGCTTCGTGGACGCTGGCGTCGAGCTCGTGGTCGAGCAGCCGACCGACCGAGTACTCCGCCGACTTGCTCTGCGATGCGTGCTCCTGGCACTGCTCGACCATGACCCACCCATCGAGCTCGGGATCGTACGCCTCCGAGCAGCCGCAGCCGCGGACGACAGCGCTCACGGGCGGGCCGCCAGGAACTCAGCCACGGCCGCGTTGGCGCCGCTGATGACCGCCTCCGCGGACTCGGCCATGCCGTGCTGCTCCACCACCGCGGCGAGAGCCTGGCGGCTCCACCCGACGATCACGCCGTAGAGCCAGGAGTCCGTGGGGTTCTTGGACCAGTCGCGCTGGTCGGTCGACATCGCGGTGATCAGCGAGGCGATGGCGATGTGGAGAACTGGGAGAGATCCCCTGATGTCGTCCTGTGCGTCAGCCCGCTGCCGGTCGTACTCCGGCATCTGAGCCTTGGCTTGCTCGTCATGTGCGGAGCGAAGCTCGAGAAGCTCAGAGACGGCATTCTGGAGATCTGCTCGCATCTTCCTGACGCGATCGAGAAGATCTCCAGGACCACCGTGTTCGTCGACTCCCAGGGCACTCGCCAGAGCTTCGGTTGCTGAGCTTTCCATGTTCCCTCCGTGCACCAGGCGGGGCTCGAACCCGCGACCTTCGCAGCCGGACCGGAGGTATGACGCTCCGACCGCGGACGCTCTACCGTCTGAGCTACCGGTGCATACGACGCAGGAGAATTCCTGCGCCGGGCGCCCGCGGCCGCCACGCCGAGTCGCGCCAGGGGTGGCGCGGCGGGAACATCGAGATCACCGGACCGCCAAGCTCCACAGCACGACTGCCAGTGGCATCACGAGCAACCACAACAGGAGGAGGATACCTGCGCTTCCGCAGGCGTCAGGCTTGTTTCGTCCGATCGGCATCAGGCGATAATGCGGGCGTAGAGCGTGAAATGTCAAGCATCGCCTAACGCCTCGGCCAGCCGCTCGCGCTCGAAATTCGGCCTCGCTTCTCGGTCAACCTGGCGGATCCCGGCGAGCAGGTTGTAGCTGGGACGGGTCTTCGCCTCCCCGGTGCTGGCGTCCATCATGGTCACCGCGACCACGCGGAGACGAGATCTCATGTCGCGAGCTGCCGAGATCGCCTCATCGACCAGGAGGTCGACGGACTGGTATCGCTGGCCGGTGTCGAGCACCACCTCGACGATGAACGGGCCGCAGGACTTCACCAGATCGACTATGCGGCGCCCGCCCGCAAACGGTCAAGCCAGGAGCTGCTCGACCTGGGCGCCCGACAGCGTGGCGTTGCTGACCAGCGTGAGCACCGGGGACCCCGCATCGGTAACGGTTTCGAGCATCACCCACCACCCGGCTGGCACGAATCCGCCGATCGCGTTGCCGTTCCCGGTCTTGTTGGCGATGGCGACGCCGAGCCCGAGGTTGTACTCGACCTCGCAGCAGCTCGGCTGAACCGTCGTAGATCCCGCGGTCGGTCCCATGCGGAACTGCACGCGACCCTTGTGGTTGCCGGCCAATGACGCCGTCACGGATGCCGACGCGCGGTAGGAGACGATCGACGGGGCTGTCGGCGATACCTGGAAAGCGGTGTTGAGCACGCGCGCGGCGACTCCGCCGGTGATCCCGGGGAGCTGGGCAGTGACGGAGCCGAACCCGGCGCCAGCTGGTCCAGTTGCGCCGGTAGCCCCGGTGTTGCCCTGTGGTCCGGTTGCCCCGGTGGCCCCCTGCGCTCCGGTCATCCCCTGAGTGCCGGTGGCACCCTGCGGACCAGTCGCACCCTGTGGGCCAGTCGATCCGGCTGGGCCAGTCAACCCCTGCGGACCTTGGGCTCCGGTCGCGCCGGCAGTTCCAGTGAGGCCCTGCGGGCCTTGCACGCCGGTGGAACCTGGAATCCCTGCTGCCCCGGTCAACCCCGTCGCGCCGGTGTCGCCCTTCGCGCCAGCCGGTCCTGCGGTGCCCTGGATCCCCTGCATCCCGGTCTGCCCCGTTGCCCCGGTCGCGCCCTGGGCGCCGGCCGGGCCGGTGGCGCCGGCTGGTCCCTGCGGCCCGGTCGCTCCGGCGTCACCCTTCGGGCCCTGCGGGCCGACGGCACCGACAGCTCCGGCCGGGCCGGTGGTGCCGGCTGCACCCTGGGATCCGGTGGCGCCCTGCGGACCGGTGGCGCCGACCTGGCCAGGAGATCCCGTTGCTCCGGTTGGCCCCTGAGGTCCAGCCGCTCCCTGGGCTCCTGTCGGTCCAGCTGGTCCGGCTGGCCCCTCGATGGTCATCCACGCGGTGTCGCTGTTGTCGGCGGTCTTTACTTCGAGGTGCGGGACGTTCGACCCGTCCACCCAGACGCACAGCCTACCGGTTGGGCCCGTGAACCCGTTGCCGGGCTGCTGGGGGTTGTTGGGGGTGATCCAGATCGTTGGCATCGGGACGTCGGACATCGTGCGGTGATACGCCACGGACCGACACCACACCACGTCTAAGTTGCTACGGCTCCCACGTCGCGCCAGGCACGACGTCGAAGGCCTTGGCGTAGGCCTTGCCGTCGCTCGGCGTCGCGCCGGCGCCAGCCGAGATCGCAGCGGCGCGCTGAGCGGCCGACAGGGCGATGTACGTGACGGTGGATCCGGTCGACGGGGTCCTGACGTCCGCGATCTGCGCGCCGATGGTCGCGAGGTTCGCCGTCAGGAAGTCCTGCAGAGCAGGAAGCGACGTGTCGCTCACCATGTGACACCAGTCGTCACCGACGACGCCTGGAGGGTGGAAGTCGGTCGCGGAATGCGTGGATACGGGGCCGATGTAGATGGTCACACCGGGATCGGTATCACGTTGCCGGCGTCGTCGACCTGAAACCCGTCCGCGATCTCTGCCGTGGCCCTCGCAACGATGACGGCGCGCGCGAGAGCTGCTTCCTGGTCGTGCCGCTCGAGCTCGCCGAGCAGGTCTACGAGCTTCATGATCTTCTCGAGGGTAGCCCTCTGCCTCCGCGGAGTCGCCGCGCAGGCGGCGAACAGGCGCAGGATCTCTTGGTTGATCCCGAGGACAGCCTGCTCGACTTCGTCAACCCGTGAACTCGCCTGCGCCTGTGCACGCTCGGCCTGGCACTTCATGCAACCGGGGTCGCAGTCTCCGCGCTGGCCCGTCCCACCTGGCCCGTGCTTCATGCGTAGATCTCGGCCGGTTTCGCCAGGGAAGAAACCGGCCGCGCGCAGCTTGTTCAACTTCTCGAACATCCTTGGCGGCTCCGTGCTCCGCTCGATCTCCTCTCGGACGATCTGTCGGATGTTGACCGCCGACTCGACGCCTTGTGCTCGAAGATCTCGCAGTTCGCGAAGCGCGGCCGCCGTCATCCACCCTGCATCTCCGGTCGCGTAGTGCTTCAGCATCTTGTCGATGGCGGAGTCGGACAGCTTGGCCGGCTTCTGCGCCAGCTCGTCAAGCCTCCGCTTCGCCCTGGCCGCGAGATCTCCAACTGCCGCAAGGCAACTCAGGCAGTCCACCAGGTCAACGCACGTGGTTGCGTTCTCCGTTGGCGACCCGCTCCCGCAGTAGCGCTCGAGTCCGCCGAACCCGTCTCCGAGTAGATGTGTAGTTGCCATTGTCTTCCTTGTTGTTGATGTCATGCGCTTTTTCGGTGCGTGTCGTGGCATCCAGAACAGCGGCATCCGTGGGTAGCCGCTCCGTGCGCCGCGCCGTTGATGCAGAGCTTGAGCAGGCGCAGCTTGTCTCGCCGGTGCTGCGCGAGCAGCCGCTGGGTCTGGTCTGACTTGTACCGGCGTGCCATCGGGCTCGATGCGTCCTCGATCGCGGTCGACCCGGACTGGCCCACCGCCCACGGCGTAGGGCTGCCCTCTCGCCTGACCAGGTACCCGGCCTTCGCCATCCTGCCGAGCTGGCCGTTCATCCACCTGACCAGCGCGTCGGGTTGCAGCCTCGACCTTGGCATCACCGCGGCAACGATCTGATCGGCGGTAGAGATCCCGGCCAGGCTCACCGCCCTCAGGATCGCGGTCCACGTGGTCCCGATCCGGGCAGATCTCCGTTGCCTCATGGGTCCTTTTATCGTCGCTTACCCGTGAATGTCAACGAACGTCCGGCCGGCTGTGGATAAGGCACCAGGAACGGAGCTCGCCAGATCGCGGCCGCCGATGAGATCCCGGACTCGATGGCCTGCGGCACGATGGCGACCGGGACGCCGGCAGCCAGCGCAGCGGCAACGTCAGGGCGTCCTGTGAGAAGCGGATCGGTCATCGCGACCACTGCGTCGGCGCGCTGCGCCAGCGCAGCGGCGGCCTCGGCCTTCATATGGTGGGGCTCGGTCCTGACGAGGTACGGGGACACAGCGAAGATCCCCATGGTCTCGAGCCAGGATGCGTGCTGGCAACCCTGCGCCGCCCAGTCCCCTGGCCACGCCAGGTAGACCACCAGCGGGATTCCGAGCGCCGCCAGCGCGGCCGGCGCGATCCTCACCTGGCGAGGCGCCATGGCGCTCGCGCGGGCGCCGGATAGCATGTGCCCGTCGGCCGTCGCCCGGCGGACCATCTGCACGGTGGCGGCCGGGCTCCTGCCCGTGGCCTTGGCGATCTCGACCGCCACCGGAGGCCGGTGGAGCTCTATGGCGAGGCGCTGGACCTGGCGAAGCCACGAAGCTCGGCGCGCCGGGATCAGCTTCACGCCGGCCTCGCCTTCCTGCGCAGCACGTCCTCGGCGAGCCGCCTGATGTGGTCGTCGGCTGCGCCTTTGAACTCCGGCATGCCGGACGCGTCGGGGTTCAGGAGGTAGTGCGACTGGGCCTCCTTGATGCCGAGCACGTCGGAGATCACCGGGTCGCTGCCCTCGTCGGCGAGCGGGACGTAGATCGTCACCGGCTGGGTCTGCCCATCGCGGTGCAGGCGGCCGATGTCCTGGTGGATCACCTGCGGTGACCAGTCGAGCTCTCCGATGACGCCAGTCCTGCACACGGACTGGAGGCCATCGAGCCCGGCGCCGGCGCGCAGCGAGATGATCAAGACCTGGGCATCACCCTCGACGAACCGCTTCCTGGCCGCGTCCTTCTGGCCTTCGCTCTGCTTCCCGGTGTAGAGCGCGTACCGGATCGGCGTCGTGTGGCGCTCGAACGAGTCGGCCCACAAGCTGTAGACCTCGTGGTGCCAGCCGAACAACACGACCTTGTCGCCGCCGTCGACCAGCATGCGGACCAGGTCAGCCACCGCGCCGGCCTTTGCGATCCCGGTGGCCTGTCGGAGCCTCCAGTCGAGCTCTCCGGCGCTCTGCATCCGTTCGGTCGGTGACCCGATCCTGTCGAGCACCCGGCGCGCGAGCTCGGCGACGTCGGCGGACGCCTTGTTGATCGCGTCCGGGTCGCACTCGACGGCGTGCCTCACCACCGTGAGCTCCGGGATCTCGCGGCCGACGTCCTTCCGGGTGCGCCGGATCATCAATCCGCTCTCGCGCAGGTAGCTGCCGAGCGCCGCGGGGTCCTGGACCGACGCCTTGCCGTCCTGCCCCGGCGGGCCTCCGCACCACTCGTCGTAGAACTCCTTGTGCGTGCCGAGCTGCCCAGGCGCGATCACCTCCATCACGTTGAAGATCTCGTTGCCGTAGTTGTAGACCGGCGTCGCCGTGAGCCCGATCCGCAGGTCGGCGGCCTGCGCGAGCGCCACGCCGGCCGCGTACTTCTTCGTCCCCGCGTGCCTGAATTCCTGCGCCTCGTCCATGATCACCGTGCGGGCCACGCCGGCCAGCGACTCCACCCAGCCGTGGAGCTTGTGGTAGTTGATCAAGAGCACATCGGGCACGCTCTTGCTCCTGACCATCGAGCGGCGCTTGGTGACCGGGTCCCGCTCCATGCGGATGTCCGTGAACGGGTACGGCTGGGCCTTGCGGATCCGATGGACGCGCAGCTTCGGCGCGAAGCGCGCGAGCTCGCGCTCCCACTGCCTGGTGAGGTGGGTCATCGTGATCACAACGGCGGGCAGGGTTCCGGGCGCCGTGAGCGCGCAGATCGCGGTGACCGTCTTGCCGGTCCCGAGGTCGTCGGCGATGAGCAGGTTACCGGTGCGCAGCGCGAGGTCGGCGCCGAGCCGCTGGTACTCGCGGGCCGGCAGCGCGAGCTCGAACGCGCGCGGCACGTAGTCGGCCATGTCGATCGCCTCGATGGCCGCGAGCTTCGCTTCCTGCTCGCCGATCAGCGACCGGAACTTCGCCTCGGACTTGGCGTCGACCTCGAGCGGGTGCCTCTCGCGGAACCAGTCGAGGTCGTAGGCGTGCTCCGGGGTCGCGGAGAGCTTGAACACCCCGGCCCGGTACCGCTGCGCGCCGCCGAACAGCCTCCGCAGCCGGATGCTCACGTGTGCCGGCGCGGTGATGATGAGCTGGTCGTCTTCGATTCGGATTGCGCCTGGGGTCACGCGGTCCTCCAGAACTTCGGGTACGGCAACGCGGCCGCGGTCAACACCTCGCGCCGGCGGCGCCGATCGAGGCTCCAGAGGTATCGGTGATTGCCGTGGTGCCGCAGCGGCCGGGTCAGGAGCGGGCGCCATCGCCGCAGCCACGCCGCTGCGTCCTCATCGGGCCCGAGCCGGTCCGCGCCCCAGCGCTCGAGCGCGGCCGCCGCGTAGCGCCACCCGACATCGCGGCACGTCAGCTTGCTCATCGCGCGCCTGCTCAGCACGGTGCCGTCGGGGAGCAGCCGCAGCGTCGACGGGTTGGTGCGGCCGACGTACCGGCCGTTGGTGGCGCAGTAGATCGTGCCGAGGTGGCCCGGGAACACCATCGCGCCAGCCGCGCTGGTCCGCGCGACCGGATCGGCGCAGCTCGCGACCGCGGTCACCCGGCCGCGCAGCGCGGAGAAGCACCGCGCGAGGAACCAGCTCTCGCCGTTGCCCGGCACGCTGTCGACGAGCACGAAGCGCCCGAGGTCGACCGCCTCGCGCGGATCGAGCGTGGGCCACACCGCTCGGTGCGCCGCGCCGGACGCGCCGACCGAGAACACCGCCACGCCAGCGAGCTCGCCGCGCTGGTACAGCCCGAACCGGAACCGCGCCGCGCACCATGTTCCGCTGTAGTGGTGGTGTTCGACGAACGCCCGCGGCCGCGCGTCGTCGGCGAACTCGACGACGTCGTACGCGGACGGCCGGATCAGCTCGCCGCTGGGCCGCCGGGACTCGCGGCGCTCGGTCCAGCGCTGGACGAAGTCGGTGATCACCGGACGCCCATGGCTGCACCGAGACCGTCGAGACTGCTCACGACGTCCTCAGCGCGATCACGCGGAACGGCTTTCCACCGATGGTTGAGTCGCGCTGGTTGCCAAGCGGGCCGGTGAGCTTGCGGGTCAGCTGCGCCGACGTCGTCACGACGATCACGGCGTCGACGTCCTGCATCGTCGCGTAGCGCTGGACCTGGCGCTCGACCGCCGCGGCTGATCCGCCGAGCTTGAGCTCCAGCACGACGTTGATCCGGCGCGCGACGTCTGGGGCCACGCGGACGTGGACAAGGATGTCGAACCGCCCGCCGTGGATCGCGACCTCGCGCTCGAAGCTGACCCCGCGGTCGGCCAGCGTTCCCTGGATCCGCTCGGTGAGCGCGATCGACACCTGATCCTGCAGCTCCGCCTCGTCGCGAACCCGGAACACGTACCCGGCCAGCGCGTCGAAGACGAGCCTAATCGCTTCCTCGGTGGTGATCATCCGAAATCCTCGACGTACTCGATGATGACCCTGAAGTTCAAACAGCCGGTGGGGCGGAATGTTTTGATGGCGTACGCGATGAACTTCTCGCGCTGCTCGGACGACTCGCGCCTCAGACGACGAACGACATCATCCTCGCTGGCACAGGCACCGAGACGCCGCATTCTACCGGCGAAGAACTCGTCGATTTTAGACACCGCTCTCGCCAGATCAGCGTCGATCTGACACCCGATGCACGATCCGCACTTTTTGATCATCATGGTGACCTCACAGGGATCCATCCGCGCCGACCGCCGATCGACACCACCGCACCCTTGGTCTCCAGCCGGCGGAGAATGTCGGCCACCGTGACAGCCGGGATCCCGAGCCCGTCGGTCAGCTCGCGGTGCAGCGGCGGCATGCCGTAGAGCTCCACGTACCGGTACAGCCACGCGAAGACACGCCACTCGTTGGGCGCCAGGTAGATCGGATCCGGCGTCTCCGCGATCGGCGCCGGTGTCGCTGCGGGCGCCGAGATCGACCGCACCGGGAACTCGTCGGAGAACTCACCGGCGAGCGCGCGCTGGGCCAGGCTCTCGATGTCCCAGCTGACCGAAGCGTGTCCGGGAACCCGGCGCAGCGCGTCCACCAGGTCGAGCTTCGGCCGCGGAGAGCCGGCCCGGATGTCGTGGTAGTCGCCGCAGAGCACGGAGAGGGCGATCCTTGCCATCGCCAGGCGGGTCGGCTTCGCTGCGTCGCCTGCTGAGCTGGAGCGCTCGACCAGGGCGCTGACCTCGGCGTAGAGCCGGGCGGTCGCGGACCCGAGCTTCGCTTCCACCGCGGGCATCTAGTTGGCGCCCTTGGCGACCGTAATCGATCCGTCCGGTCCGCGACGAAGACCGCCAGCCTTGAGATAGGCGTCCATCTGCTTCCCGGGCATGTCAACGAACATGATCCGGTGGCCGTCCTCGAAGATCACGCCTTCGATGAGCTTCGAGCCGTCCGGCCGGTCCATCACGACCCACCCCCAGTCGTCGCGCGCGCATGAGTACCCTCGGGTCATCCAGTCATTTAGCGGGCACGGACCGCAAAAGTCAACGCGTACCGGTCGACCCGAGCCCGCCGGCGCCGCGCTCGGTCGGCGTCAGGTCCGCGACGTCGACTACCTCGAGCTCGGGCAGCGCGATGCGCTGAAACACCATCTGGGCGACCCGATCGCCGATGGACACGTGGATCGCGTGCCCGCCGACGTTGGCCGCGATCACCCAGCACTCCCCGCGGTAGTCGCTGTCGATCGTGGCAAGATGCACCCACAAGCCACGCGTGGCCAGGCCTGACCGCGGGCGGATGTGCGCTTCCATCCCGAGCGGGATCTCCAGGTGCAGCCCGGTCCTGATCTTCACGATCTGGCCTACCGCGACGAGGCATCCCTCGATGGCTCGCACGTCGTACCCGGACGCCCCCGAGCTCGCGCGCTTCGGCATGACGGCGCCGTCCGCGAGCGAGATCCGAATGCTGTCCGCGGTCGGCGGCGCCTGGCGCTGGTAGCGCTTGATGCGCTCGGAGAGCTGCCCGGCGAGCTCGTCGGCGATGGCCAGGTGGTCGGCGCCGACCGAGTCGACCTCGAAGCGAGCGCCGATCGTCGGGCACGCCCACAGCGGGCGATCGACCATCGCCGCGCTCGCGAAGACCACGACGTGCGTGGGCCCGGCGGTCTGCAGCGGCAACGCCGACAGGTTCCCGGCGTACCAGCCGTCCGGGATGTTGCCGTTGACGCCGGCCACGATGTGCGGCCCGCACGAGCCGTTGATCTCGGCGACCAGCTTGCTTACGGGGTCTCGGCGGTCCGTGCTCATCTCATCCTCCTTGCTTGTTCGTCCGCGTTCGGCAGCGCCAGGTATTGGAATCCGCCGATGTAGTGAGCGTCCCAGGCATCGCGCTGGCACCACACCGGCGACCTCGGCCTGCCTGACCATGTCCGCGGCCGCTGCGAAGCGTGCGCCTTGGCCGCCGGAGATCTTGCAGCTGGGCGCGTCCTGACGGCGGCCCGTACCCGAACGCCTTCGACCACGATCTGGACGCTGGTCCCGTCGGGCATGAACATGATCACGCGCCTCATCGCTGGCACCACACGCTGTGCGCGGAGACGTGCGGCGTCGCTCCACCGGTACAGTAGATGCGTCCGACCAGCACGCGCTCGTCGAACGGCGTGGTGTCCGGGTGGCCGTGCGTCCCATCCGCCTCCGGGCTACCGCCCGGCGCCGGGCGCATCGCGAACTCGCCGGCCGGGCGGACCTCGCCGGCTCCGACGCCGTCCATGTACCAGCCGGGCGCCGTGTGCCACGCCACCGGGCGCGCAGCCAAGCACCACAGCTGCAGCGCGATGCTCGCGATCAGGCAGGCGACCTCGGTCAGCACGCCTTCCCCCACCGCGACCTCGTCGAGCACACGGCGCACGACGTCCAGCCGATCGCGTGCCTGCAGACCCAGTCCTCGCCGGGGAAGAGATCGCGCCACGCCTTCCACACCGGAGACGCCGTCATGTCGAAGGCCAGCGCGGCGGCGTCGAGGCTGCAACGCACCAGCTTGGCGTACCGGGCGGCGCAGCGCGACTTCGTGGTGATGTGCCAGCCGAGCTCGCGGAATTCTCGACGGTTGAGCACCAGCGTCCCGTGCCCGGACCGCGCCGATCGCCCGCCGTCTCGTCTTTCTCGCGCCGCCGGTGAGCTGCTCGCGCCGCGCCGGATGACCAAGCGCCAGGTCGCCGACCTCGTGCACCGGGTTCGCCACGGCGCGACGTTGCCGGCTCCCAGGTCAGCGCCTTGTGCGGTCGCTCCTTGCCGGACGTGTCCGCCCCCTACTGAAGCTTGCGCGTGGGGCCTGGTTTGTCTTCTACCTGGCTCCCCGCCGTCTCGAAACTTGATTGCGGCCGTCACGCCTCGCCTCGGATCTCTCGGAGCTTGACCTCGAGCTTGGCGCGATGCTCGTAAGCTTCGGCGATCCGCTCCTCGATGGTCGCTCGAGCGGTCTCCAGCCGGACGATGTCAGCGCTGATTGCGTCGCGCGCCTCACGAACCGCCGCCGCCTCGGAGATGTTCTCCTCTGACCTGCCCGGCGCCGGCCGCGCCATCGAGACCGCATCGGTGATCCGCGGCACGAGCGAGCTGGACTTCGCCTTGGTCAGGACGTGGCCGACGGCGGCGTGCGAGGTCCCGGCCGCTCGCGCGACGTCGGCGATCGAGAGGCCGGCGTCCTTCATCCTCGCGATGACGCTCGAGCGCCACTCCTCGGTGACCGGGTGATCGGAGATCGCGTGGATCACGTTGACCTCGCCGTGAACGTGTACGCGTGGACCATCGGGTTGTTCTCGACCTGGTCAGGCCATCGGTGAATCGTGTCCCACGCGGCAAGGTAGGACGCCTGCGGGTCCTCGTGGGAGACGCCCGCGAGGTGAGCGCAGCGGAAGATCTCGGCGCCGTCGAGCTGGCCGTCGATGACCTCGATGCCCTCAGCCCACGCGTCGGACGCGGTGATCTCGCGGAGCCGCTGGGTGCGGACCTCGGCGATCGTGATGTGGTACCGCGCCGCCCACCCCGGCATGAACAGCGGGATACGCCACTTCCGCTGCGTCGGATCGGCCGTCCCGTCGTCCTGGTCCTGTCGGTAGAGCACGGCGCCGCGCTCCTCTTGGTACAGGTACTCGTTGCCGCCGACGTAGTCCCACGCCTCCTTCGCGTAAAGCGTCTCGCCTACCTTGTAGCGCGGAGACGCGCCGTTCTTGGCCACTCGCCTGGTCTGCGTCTTCACCCGGCGCTTGAGCCCGAGGATCGACTCGGCCGTGAAGATGATGCCCTTCACGGCAACCCCATGGCGTCGGCGATCAGGTTGCCGAGGAGAGCACGGCTGTAGCGATCAGCGATCGTCGTGACCGCCGGCCGCGTAGAGCACCCGGCGCATGTCTCAGGCGCGGCGCAGACGGCGGTTGCCTGCGCGCCGGTGGTCGCGGCGACGTGGCGGACGATCTCGTCCACGAACAGCTGGCGCTTGAGCTTCCTCCGCGGTCTCGAGATCGCGCGCTTCTCGCGCTGCTCGCGGAGCGCGATGGCCCGAGCGGCGGTCTCCTTGCTGGTGGACCGGCGCATCAGATCCGCACCTGCGCGGCGACAGCGAGCTCGACATCAGGCGGCAACGTCCAGAAGCCGAGCGCGCCGCGGCACGGCACCGGCTTGGCCAGCGCGCGGACGTCGCGCAGTACGTAGCCGACTGGGCCGAAGAACCACCGGCGCTGCTCGCCGAGGTGGCGATCGATCTCGTTTGCGAGCAGACCGGTCGAGTCGAACACGATGCTGTCGATCGTGGCGACCGCGATCACCGCGCTGGTGATGCGGGACAGCCGGTACCACCGTTGCCACTCGGTCTGCTCTGGATCTCCCCATCCATGAAACATCCGGTTCGCCTCGGTGGGGCCATCGGAGACGCCGACGATCTCCTTGATGCGATCGTAGACCGACTCGTCGATCTCGCGGCTCGCGTGGATCGCGAACGGCTTCCCGAAGTCGACCGCATTGATCATTTTACGCGGGCGGTTCTCGACCAGCTTCACCGAAGAGGCCACCAAGCCGGCCCATGGTTGCGTTAGCGTCAGCGCCCTCATCGCGAGCTCTCCTGAAGATATTTGATTGCCGAGCGCAAGTGTACGACGTCGTCTCGGAATACTCCGATTCCGGTGTTGCACCGGTAGCATAGGAGACCGCGAACGATGCCGGTGACGTGATCGTGATCCACGTGAAACCGACGCGGTGACTCGGTGGATAGGAGTCGGCAGATCGCGCACCGACCTCCCTGATTGACGAGCATCTCGTCGTATCGCTCGATGGTGAGTCCGAATTTCTTACGAAGGTGATGTCCCCAGCGCTGTCGATCCCACTCCTTGGGGTGCTGGGCAGCCCACGCCTTCGACTTCGCGGTCACGCACCTCTTGCAGATGTTTCCAGCTTCCTTGCCAGCGCTCATTTCGCCAGGAAGCTTGACATCGCAGCACACGCGGCATGTCGTGCGTGCCGCTTCGCGTAGAGGATTCAGGTGATCCGACCGGTAAGCGACGCGCGCGGCTCGCTTGGTATCCGCCGGCTCACTTCGCACCCATCCACAGGAACAAGCTACACGCAGACCGCCTGGTGGCGCACGGCGTGAAACAGTGAACTCACCGATCGACGTGTACGACATCGCGTGACCAGCTAGCACGACCGGACCAAGCGGCTTGATGCCGCTTGCCACGATCCCGGCCCACGGCTGGGTCAGCGTGAGCGCGCGCATCACGCAGCCTCTGGAAGTCGGTAGGTCCCAGGGGCGCCGGGCTCCATCAGGCGAGCCAGGCTACGGAGCGCGCATACCGTGGTGTGCGGCCTGAGCTGCGCCGTGTAGTCGTGCAGCCAGATCGCGCCGTTCACGAGCATGACGCGGCAGAACAGGCAGAAGACGTCGACGCGTTCCGGGGTCCCGACGATCCGTGCGGTGTCCGGGTTTCCGTCGTAGAACAGCCACGCCGAAGATGCCGGGCAGCCGCGGTGCTTGAACCTGTAGTCCTGCAGCGCGAGCGCAACCAAATCCATGATCTCGGCGTCGCGCGGGTTGGCGCGCCCGCTGGATACCAGGTCGAGCGCGGTGATCGCGTGCGGTCGAGCGCGCTCGATCGCACCCTGCCTTGTTCGCGCGCCCTTCACGCTTCCACCTCTGGGAACTCGAGGTGCTGGACGCCGTCGAGGTACGGCATCTCCACGACGCCGCCAGGCTTCCTCTTGGACCCGCTGCCGACCAGCACCGTGCATAGACCACCGCTGTCGTCTGACCGCGATCCCTCTTCGGTCATCTGCTTCAGGAAGAACGCGGTGCCCGTATGCTTACACTGGTTTCGTAGCCACCTGACCCACAGCGAATCGAGCGGCCTCGCCGCTGCGCCGCTCTCGCACCCGACAATGACCCAGCCGATCCCGTCAGGGTGTAGCCAGTGCCCGTAGGAGCGTTCGGCATCGCACTCGACGCACCACGGCGTCGCGCCATCGTCGGCAACGCACCATTCGGCTGGTCCGTGGTTCCGGTCGTCGCAGCGCGGCAGGTCGAGATCGACCTCGCCGAGCAGCGGCTCACAGCTCAGGAACCGAACTGCGGCCGGCGTCGCGAGAAGGTCTGGGATGCGCTCCTCGGCGGCGTCCTGGTTCTCAACCGAGACGCCGAGCCATACGTTAGGCAGCGGCCACCCGTTGTCGAGGCCACGACTTGGGATTGAGTCCACGACACCGTCGAGTGCATATAGTGCGGCGTTCTCGATTAGCTCTCTCGGTGGCAAAGCCGGCCTCGCAAGCAGAGCGCGCCCGGTCGGGTTCGCCCACGCGAACCACTCGCGCATCCGCTTCGGGCGCTTCGTGAGCACCTGGAAGGTGTGCTGCGGACAGGCCGCCATGACCCCGAATACGGCGGCGATCTGCTCGTTCGTGAACGCGTCGAAGAACAGGTCGCTCATCGAGTCGACGAAGATTTTGCGCGGTGCCCGCCATCGCAGCGGCATAGCTAGCGCGTCGGTGTCAAACAGCCCCTCTCCGGTCCAACACGGGTCGCCGCCTGGCCCGAGCTTCACTAGGCTGTCGTACTTCGTGGGTTTGCCCTTGGCCATGCGCACGATCCGAGCGGCCTGGTGCTTCGCGTAGCAGTTGCGACACCCAGGCGAGACCTGCGCGCACCCCTTCGTAGGGTTCCACGTCTCGCCGGTCCAGGAGATCTTCGTCGGCATCAGTCCTGCTCCCTGACTACCTGCCTGCAGCAGTCGCACCTTTGCTCAACTCCGATGGTAGCTACCGTTCTTTCGTCGAAAAGAACCACCAACCGAACCGACCGGATCCAGAGATCCGGATCGGGATCCGGCGGCGAGAACTCGACGATCACGCGCCTGGGGTCGTCCCAGAACTCGGTGTCACCGATCGTCACGAGCGACTTCGGATCTTGGCGGTATCGATCACTCGCGATCGACATGGCGACGTCGAGCGACGGGATTCCGCGCATGGTCGCGCTGTATCCGTCGTGCAAGTAGAAGGTCTGGAACCTGATCATCAGTCCTGCTCCCTCAGGTCTCGGATCGACAGTCCGTAACCGGCCAGTCCCTCGTTGAACTTCCGCATCGCCATCGACTCGACCTGCCGAACTCGCTCGCGCGAGACGAACATCTTCTGGGCGATCTCCTCGAGCAACGCCTCGTGATCGTTCGCGGCGCGAGCCCCGTCGAGACGCGCGATCTCGTCGATCAGGCACGACGGCACGGCCTTCTCGGGGTCGTCTGTCGGCGAGTCGAACCACCGCTCGATGGCGTCCTCTGCCTCGTCGAGGAACTTGGTATCGAGGGCGCCCTCCTTACGCGGCCCAGCCAGCTCGAGGGTGTCTGGGATCTTGCGATAGACCTGAGTGTACGTGCTCGGCACCGGGCGAGCTGACGCCACGATCGCGGCCGCGCGCTCGCGGGCACCCGCGAGCATCTTGTCGACGCGCGTCTTGACGGCGGCGCACCGCGTCGCGTGGCGTTCGGTTGCTTCCGGCGTGGCGGCGCCTCGCTTGGGCGCCTGCTTCGCGAGGGCGGCCCGGATCTCCGATGCTCTCCTCTGGGAGGCGGCCACCACGGACGCGGCGCTGGCCTTCGCCCTGGCTACACGCCGCTCGGCCGCCCGCTCGGCCCTGGCGCGAGCTGCCGGTGACCGCTCGTCCATGTCCCGCTCCCACGCCGTGGCGATCTCGCGAGCTCGCTCCGCGCTCCCCAGCGGGCCGAGCGCGTAGATCAGCTGGCGGCCGTCACCTCCGCGCGCCGGCGGCAGCCGGACCTCGACGTACCACACCGCCGTGTGATCGAACTCGTGCTTATCGGCGACGGTGCGCTCGGCCCCGGCGTAGCGCTTCGATGGCGCGTTGATCACCACCGAGCCGTCGTCGAGCACGTCGAGCAGGAGGTTGAACCGACACGACATCCACGGGCACGGGCGCGGCCCGGTGCGGCAGTCGCCCACGGTCTCCGGTCGCTTCAGATCGATCACGGGAAGATGCACGGCGTTCCTCACCATGGCTACAGCAGCGCCTCCTGCGCGGACGGCCTGGGCGGAGACCAGACCCCGAGGCCGAGCATCGTCTCGAGCACCCACGCCTCGTGGGCGTGGACCTGGCGGGCGTGGATGACCACCCCAGTCCACCCCTTCTGGGCAGCGTAGACCTTCGAGATCTTGGTGACCGTGAACTGAGAATCGTCCTCTGCGAGCGCTCCGGTGAGCCCGTCCGCGACGGCGCGGGCGATCTTGTCGTCGTCCGGCTTCACCGTGGGGAACAGCATCCGCTTGCCGTCGGCGGACAGATCGCCGCCAGTGGTCCAGTGTCCGCCCGGCCTCGCCAGCACGAACACCATCGCGAGCGATACGGCGCCAGGACGAGCGACCAGTCGCTGCGCGGCGGCGTTACGCGCGCTGATCGACCTGACGCGGATCAGCGCCTGCCACGCCTCGAGCTCCTTGCCGCCCTGGTCGGTCACGGAGACCCCGACGATGGTTCCGCCGAAGCACGAGCGTCCGCGGCACGACTTCCCTGGCTTGCAGTCGCTGCACTTGCCGCGTGCGATCGGAAACCCGGACATGTTGCCCTTGGCGACCGGGGTGCCCTCGACCACGAACCGGACGTCGAGCATGGACGGAGGCGTCGTCACGAGACGGCAACGCCTCCATCGTCATCGTCATTCGTAGTCGATGATTCGGACGCCGCCGCGCTCTTGTCGCGCTCGACGCAGACGGTCGGCTTGTCCTTGATGCGGGCCTGGCGCGGCTTCCCGTCGGAGTCCACGTACTTGTGAACGGTCAGGCCGACCGACTGCATCGCGGTCAGGAGGGCGGTCTGAGCGTTTCGCTTCCGCTCGTTGAGCGTGGCGATCTCTCCGGTGATCGCCCGCAGATCCTCGGCTGGTTCCTCGATATCCGGCCGCTCTACGCGGCTCATCCCCGGCGCCGGCAGATCCTCTTGCTTCTTCGGTCTTCCCATGTCGATCTCCTACTTCGGTGGCAGCTGATTTCCGACGGCATCCCACCCAGGGCGACGTCGACGAGCGAACAGCTCGAGGTTTGGACCGTCCATGCCGACGAGCGGGTGGACGATCTTCGAGAAGAACTCCGGCGGCTTCGCGCTATGGACGTAGTCGCCGGCCTTGATGCGCCGAACGCGGCCGCGCGAATCGGTGGCTGGGTTGCCTTCTTCGTCGAGAAGGACGCGGCCGATCTCCAGATCTCCGACCTGGTACGTCGGGACGGCAGCCGGGAACGTGGACCTGACGGCGTTGCTCTGGATCAGGTCAGACGCTGAGCCGCGCACGCAGATCAACGCCGTCTCGTGGGAGCCTCGAACGGTTCTACCCATCCCGAACCACGGCAGCCCGTTCTTGGTGATCTTGTTCCAGACCACCTCTGAGAGGTCCCGGAACCCCCATGCCCTGGCGACGTCGAGCGCGTCGCGCTGCATCGAGGAGAGTCGCCACAGGAACAGGATCGCCGTGCTGGCGACCTGGACTTCGAGCGTCGAGAGGTACGCCTCGATCGCCGTGGTCGTCATCACCGGGTACTGGTGAGCCGCTCCGCGCGTGTCGCCGGGCAACTTGTCCTTCGGGGCCCATGGAGGGTCGGCGACGATGACGCGATACGGCTTCATGTAGTCCTCGTGAACAGGTCTCGCTGACCTTCTACTGGCAGGCAGTGAGGCGAGAACCAGATCCGCTCTTTGGCCGACGACCAGGATGCGCTGTTACCCTTCCAGGCAACGCAGGTCCACGTGGCCGGCATATGCGGTCCGTGCTCGGTGTCCCAGCCGCAGAGCGCGATCCGCAGAGCGGGGTTGTCGCCGTTCTCGAGCGCCCACGTTCTCGCCGCTGCGGAAAGATCTGGATCGTCCTCGCGGTAGAGACGCTTTTCGCGCTCGTCGTGGGCGTACGGTGAATCAAGCAGCACGCCGCACGGGGTCATCCCGTGTGCGGTGTCGATGCCAAGCGTCGACCGGCCGAGCACGCGCATCCAGTCGCCGCAGCAGATCCTGACGCCTCGCAGGCGATCGGATAGTGCTCCGAACAGGTCAGCAAGCGGCGGCGCGCCGGTTCGGTGCACGCCCTTGCCGCGATGGGTGAGCGGCTTTTTGCGGCTCGGTGCGTGGATGCCGTGGCCCGGCGTGCCGACCTTCGGAAGGCAGCGGTGCAGCGCAAGTCGTTCGTCGGCAGAGCACCACCCGTTGCCGATCCACGTGCAGATGCCCCAGACCCACCAGCCGGCGATCTTCGAGTCGGAGTACTCGGGGTCGGCGATGAGCTTGTCGAGCAGGGACGGTACCTGCGCAACGAGCCACAGGTGCCGCGCGTGAAGATCTGCCTCATTGACCGGCCAGTCAGCCCAGTTCGCTACTTCATCAGGCGTCGCGCGCGTCGCGCGCCAGAAGTTCGCGATCAGGCCGTCCTTGTCGTTGGCGGTCTCGACCTTGCCGGGTCCGCCGGGCCGCGCGAGCAACGTGGCGAGGCTGCCGGCGAACGGCTCAACGTAGTTCGGCACGTCGCCGAACGCTCGCCAGATCAGCGATGCAGCGCGGCTCTTGCCACCGAACCACGGGAAAGGCGCGCGCAAGTCGCTCACCTGACGTGCCAGTCCCCTGCGTCGTCGAATCGGCGCGCGAAGTCGTCACCCATCGACTGCTGACCTCGCGGCCCCGCCGAGCGCAGGTTGAGCGCCGCTGCGTACTCGAGCTCGGTGTCGTACAAGGCGTGCGATTTTACGTCCCAGAACATCCTAATGTCAATTTGTCCCTCTCCGTTGTTGTTCTTCAACACCAGCACGTGGAGATCGCTCTGGCTGTTCACGAGCCGGCCGGTCGCGTCTTTCTTGAGCGGCTCGTACATCCACGGCCGGTGGAGCGCCACGATCAGCTTGCCGGCCATGTCGGCAGCTCCGGTGTCGCGGATGTCCGAGATCCGCGGCCGCTTGTCGTCGCGCCTCTCCACCTCGCGGTTCAGCTGCGCGAAGATCGCCACGGCGATCTGTTCCTCTTGGGCGAAGTCGCTGAGCACGGCGCAGACGTGGGAGAGCCCCTCGTCTCGGCTCCTCGCGTGCGCGGGCTGCGGGAACTTCTGCAGGTAGTCGACGATCAGCTGGCCGTACGGCTTCTGCCCCCGGTGCCGGCGGACCAGGTTCTCGCGGCGGACCCTGCGGACCAGCGCCTCGACGGTCATCCCGGCTGCCGGCAGCAGGCTCTCGGTTCGGGCCGCACGCATCGCCGCGACGGCTGACTCGACGGCCTCGAGCTCCTCTGCCTTCACGCGCCTGGCGCGGAGCAGCTCGGTACTGACGTGGCTCTCCTGGCCGATGGCACGGAGGCCGAACGAGGTCTTCCCGTCCTCGTAGGTGGCGAGGAGCGAGTCGATTCCTGCGATGCGCTTCGACGATCGTGCCAGGTGCATCGCCACCGTCGTCTTCCCGCACCCCGGTCGGGCGATCCAGATCGCCGGCTCGCCGATCGGGTTGCCTCCGGTCTTCAGGTCGAGCGTCGCGATCCCCGTAGGCACCCCGGAGAACACGTCCTTGCCGGCCGCCTTCGCATCCATGTCCGCGCGCAGCTTGGCCGCTTCCTCGGCCATCAGGGCGCCCATCTCGAAGATCGGCCGCTCGTCGCCGGTCGCCACCGAGAGCAGCGCCACGGTCACGTCGTGCACGAGCTGCTCGCCCTCGATGCCGTCACCCTCGGCCTCCTGGAGCACGGCGCCGATCATCATGCGGACGTCGCGCGTGATCCGGTGCTTGCGGATGATCTGCGCGTACGCCTCGACGTTGTCGACCGTCGGCACGCGGAGCGTGAGCTCGCCGAGGAACGCGACCCCGCCGATCGCGTCGAGCTTGCCGGCCTTCTCGATCTCGTTCTCGAGCGTGACGAAGTCGATCGGCATCCGCGCCGCCTCGAGGTTGCGGATGGCCTGGAACACAACCTTGTGGCGGTTGTCGTAGAAGTCCTCGACCTCGATGGTGTCGATGAGCGCCAGCGCGTCGTTGCGCAGGATCACGCCGCCGAGAATCGAGGCCTCGGCATCACCGTTGTGCGCGAGCTGGCCGCGGTACGGATCTGCAGCTGCAGGGGTGTCGCGGCGGCCGCGGTCGTCTCGCTTGCGATCTCGGCTCACAGGTTCTCCGGGGTCAGGGTGCGGAACTCGCGAGCGGCTGTCGGGTCTGGCCGGCCGTCAGGTCCGCGCGCCGTCCTGGTCTTGGCGCGCCGGCGCGCCGTCTGGATGCGATCCCACTTCTCGACGAGCGCGCCTGGGCTCTCGACCTCGAAGCGCGCCTCTGACTGCTGTCCGTGAAACACCCAGTGGACCGTCCTGGCGATCTCGGTCCAGGCGTCCGCCTCCGTGGTCTCGGGCTGGGCGTTGGCCATGGCGCGGTGGACCGTCCGGTGGAGCCGGCGGAACGCGTCGGCCCACGCCAGCCTGCGGCCGGTCCTCGCCTCCCTGTCCCAGGGCACCGTACCGACCACGGCCGAGGGGTGCTCAGCCAAGACCGCACCCCTCAGGTAGTCGGCCGCCGCGAATGCGCGCTCTGAAATGTTCGCCGCTGCCTGCTTCGTGGTCGGCTGGTCGTGGTCGGCTGGCTTCGTTTCGTCCGCCCAAATGACCAGGGCGTCCTGGGTCTGGACAGTTGATCTTCTAGGATCTCGGGAGGTTGAAGATCTAAGATCAGAGATCAGATCCGGATCTTCGGAGGATCTCAGGAGATCTTGATAGGACGGATCTGTGGTTTCGGGCACTTGCGAAATAGTCCAAATGTCCGGTTTAATGTCCGGTTTAATGTCCGGCGGGGGTCCGTACGGAAAATGTGTCAAATGATCGGATCCATGCCCCTTGGATGGTGATCCAGTGGGCATCGGACTGGCGTTTTCGCCTGTAGTTCCGGCCTGTAGCAGTACCGGCATGGGTGACGAGTAAAATGGTCGGCTGTCTCGAAGCACGATCTGGGTGATCCCACCCCTCCCACGCTGTCCCCAGATCTCGCAGAACCCGGACTGCTCCAGTGCCGTGAGCAGCCTGACCACGCTGGACCTGCTCACCCGATGCTGGTGAGCGATCCCGTCGATGGTTGCCGAGTACCTGGGGGATCCGTCCCGGATCTCCGCCACCGAGATCAACCACATCGCCATGCGAACGTGTTCAGGACGCAGGCGCCACCAGGCGGCGCCCTCGCTCATCGTAGCCCGCAGCCACTCTGCGGCGTTCACGGGCCATCGCACTGTGACGGGTTCAGCGTCTTAGCAAATCCCCGAGTCTTGTCCGCCGGATCCCAGCCAGGAAACCGTGGCGTGTGTGGACTCGGGAACTTGATGAGGCGCTGATACCGTGACGTCCTGGCGGGGACCATCTCTCAGCGGATACCGGATCCGCGAGACGCAGTGCAAGGCATTTTGCGGCTCATTCGTGCGAATCAGCCACACCGCGCGGGGCACACATGAGGCAAAATCGCCTACGTGAGATCCCTCACCCAGTGCTCGAGATCGACCGCTCCATCGGTTGCCATCCTGACCAAGAGGATGGTCTTCGGATGAGGCCAGTGCCGGGCGTTGACGGCGTCGGTGAGGGTCTTCGTCTGCGGGCAGTCGTCCTCGGAGAGCCCGACTTTCGGAGCGAGCTCGCGGAGCTCGGCGGCGAAGTCAGTCACCGTTCGGTTGCGATCCTGGATCCACCTCGCCAGCGTAGTCCTCGGCTTGAGCGGCGGGCGCCCGCGTAGCTTCGGAGCCGCGGGCGACACCGCCGTCGACTTGACGTGCGCGGTGGATTTGCGTGCCATGCACGACAAGCTACGCAAGCGGCGATCCACCGACAAGGATCCATTATCCGAGCGTCTCGGCAAATCGCTGGACACGGCGAGAGCGCGTGGTGTAGAGCTTTTCCGTATGGAAATCACCAACGCGTCCGGTGGCCGGACGCACGCGGTCGCCGGGCGTAGCCACCTGGTCGCGGTCGACCTCGACCCGGAAGAGGATCGCGAGGCCTGGCTCGAGTCCCGCCGGCAAGGGCACGGCGGCAGCGACGTAGCCAAGATCGTCGGAGAGCATCCGACGGAGGGCCCCATTGATGTGTTTCTGGCCAGCACCGGGGCCAGCGTCGGATTCGCCGAGAACGAGCGCACCAGAGGAGGGCGGTTCCTGGAGCCGTTCGTGATCGACTGGTTCGCGACCGGGTCCCCGGCCTGGCCACGCACCGGCGGCCAGTTCCGGGTCGTGAAGCCGCCGAGCGTCTACCACCGCGACCGGCCGTGGCAGCGGGGTAGCGCAGACGGACTGGGCTACTACCCCGAGGTGATCGCCCACCTTGGCGACGGCGTCGACCTCCTGCGTAGCATGGTCGCGCCGAGCTTCATGCTCGAGGTGAAGACCCACGGCTGGCTGGGGTCGCGCGGGTACAACCTCGACGACGAGGACAGCCCGCTGATCTCCGTGCCGCCCGACAAGCGGATCCAGTGCGCGTGGTACATGGCGCTCTACGACGTCGACCTCGCGTTCTTGGCCGCGCTGGTGGACACCCACCTGCGCCGAACCTTCGCGATCCCGCGCGACCGAGACCTCGAGGCGATGCTGCTCGAGGAGGTCGACACGTTCCGCCGCCGGTACATCCTCACCGGCGAGCCGCCGCCGCCGGACGGCAGACCGTCGTATCGCGAGTACCTGCGCGGCCGGTTCAAGACCCACGGCGCCGAGCTGGTGTCATCCACGCCTGCCGTCGACCTCGCCGTCGAGACGCTGATCGCGCTCAAGCGAGACGAGAAGCAGGCAAAGAAAGACCGCGAGCTCGCGGAGCAGACCATCAAGGCTTGCATCGGAGACCAGGAGGGGGTCAGGACCGCTCACGGCGTGGTGACCTGGCGCTCGCAGCCGAGCGGCAAGCTCCGATCGAAGGAGGCGCTGGCCGAGCTCTACGCGGTAGCCGGCTGGACCGACGACGAGATCTCCGCGTTCGAGGAGCGCCACAAGCTTCCCGATAACCGCGTGCTTAGAACCCCGACCATCAAGTAAGGACACAGACCACATGCAACAGAAGTCACCAACGCCACCGCCAGCTCCACCCGGACCGCTGTTCAGCCCGTCGGGACTCACCGTGGGGCCGACCGGCGACATGGTGTCCGGCACGCCCAACCGGGATCCAATGCCGACGCAGGGGCCCGGAAGCGCCGCCGGTGAGGTCGGAGACAAGAGCGCCGCGAAAGCGTTCTCCGATGGCTCGCAGGCGGCAGAAGGAATCGCACGCGCCGACGCCGGTGACGCCGACCAGCCGCCCGCCGCATCGACATCTCCGCGCCAGGATCAGCCAGCTGGGCAGCCCACCCAGGCTCGCACCCCGGTCTCCTTCGAGCCCACCAACGCCGACGAGATGTACCGCTACGCGAAGATGCTGGCCGGCTCTACGCTGCTCCCTCGCGGGTTCTACGACCGCGACGACAAGGAACGAAAAAATCCGAGGATCGCCGACGTTCACTTCGTCCTTATCAAGGGTCAGGCGCTGGGGCTCCACCCGCAGGTCGCGATCGGCAACATCAACGTCATCGAGGGGAAGGCGGAGATCGGAGCTACGCTGATGGTAGCGCTCTGCCTGCGCTCTGGGCTGTGCGAGTACTTCGAGCTCGTCAAGAGCGACGAGAGGTCGGCCACCTTCGTCACCAAGCGAGTCGGCGGCCGGCGCGAGATCGAGTTCTCCTACTCGATCGAGGAGGCCGAGCAGATGGGGCTCCTTGACAAGGGCAGCACTCAATGGGCCAAGGAGAACAACCAGTGGCGTAAGCAGCCGCGCACCATGTTGCGGAGACGGTGTCAAACCGCCCTGGCCCGCGAGGTCTACCCAGATATCGTGATGGGGCTCTACGACCACGACGAGCTCGCCGAGATGCGCGACCGCGAGCTGGCGCTCGGCATCAACCCGGCCACGGTGATCGCGATGAACGGGATCGCCGCCGCGCCGCATCCTGCGCTGGCCGAGCGCTCGGAGCCCGACCTGTTCGCCAAGGCGGCCGCGGGCGCCGTCGACGCGTTCAAGCACGCCTACCCGAGCGCCGCCGACCCGCTCAAGCAACGCATGGCCGAGCGCAGGGAGATCAGCCTCCGCAGGTGCTCGCTGTGCCAGACCCCGCTCGATCCGCGCGATACCGATCCGTGCATCGCGTGCCGGCCAGACGACCGAGAGTAACAAGTAGCTACCACCGCCAGAGGCGGTAACCAGAAAGGCATCATGGCAGCGCAAGAAATCCAGCAGATTCGTGGAGCCCACCTCCACATCCCAGATCATCACCATCGCCAGTGCTGGGGGGATATGCCGTCGCTTCGCGACAGCATTCTCTCTGAAGGGGTCTTGGTACCGCTCGAGGTTCGCAAGAGGAAGGAGGGTGGTTACTGGATCGTCTGGGGGGTCCGCCGGTTCAAGGCTGGCGGGATGGCTGAGCTCAAGACGTTCCCCTGCATCGTCGTCGACATCGACGAAGAAGAGGCGATGTCCAGGCAGTTCGCCGAGAACCGAGACCGGGAAGGGCACCATCCGCTCGACGTCGCCCTTTACTGCGGCGATTTCGCCAACCAAGGCAGGGATCACAACTGGATCGCCAAGCGGCTCCACCTAAAGAAGCGTGACGTCGTGCAGAAGCTCCGGCTGCTCGCGCTCTCCCCGGCAGCGCGGAAGGCGTTCGTCGCTGGCAAGTTCGACGAGGACGCGGCGGTCGCGCTCACCACGACCAGCGACCCGGCGAAGCAGGCCGACGTGCTGGCCGCGCTCGACGCGGGATCGCTTCAGGCCGAAGAGATCGTCGGGTACATCCGGCGGACGTTCACGGCGCCGCTCGACGACGTCCCGTGGCGGGTGAGCGACGAGAAGCTCGTCGCGAAGGCCGGGGCGTGCGGGCCGTGCCCGAAGAGATCGGACGTACAGCGCGACATGTTCCCGAGGGAATCGACCGGCCTCCGCTGCCTCGACGTCGACTGCTGGCGCTCGAAGATGGAGGCGACGTGGAAGATCGAGCTGGCCCGCCCCGGGGTCGTGTTGTTCGACCAGCAGACCGACTCGGTGTTCGCGGTCACCGACAGCAGGCCGAGCGTCATCAGGTCGTCCGGCATGGTCGATGCCGACGTCGCGTGCCCGCACATGACGACCACGAGGACGTGGCGCGAGGCGGTCTTCTCCGCCCTCCCCGAGGGCGCGGAGCCGCCCACGGTCTACCTGGCCAGAGACCAGGACGGCCGGCCCAGGTTCCTGATGCGCGAGGCCACGGTCTCGAGGATCGTGAAGCGCTCGCCGGGCGCGCGGCGCGATCAGGATGACGACGCGCCGGCCAAAACACCGGCGGGCGCGCAGCCGAGCCCGGCGGGTGACGCTGGCGCGACGTCGCGGCGTGCCGAGAACCGCATCCGGCGATCGATGATCCAGACGTTCGCCGAGCGCGTGGTGTCTGGAGATCACGACACCTGGGCGTGGGTGGTCGACCGCATGCTCGACGGCGCTACGCCGAGGTCCCTGTCCGCCGCGGCCGACCTGCTCGAGGACTCGATCCGTGGGCTCGACCAGGACGGCCTCACCGCCAAGGGCGGCCTGGCCGCGCTGGCCGCTACCGCCAATCGCCAGGCGCGCCGCGTGGCGACGGCGATCATGATCTTCGAGGAGGCCGACGTCGTCGGCGAGATCTCCGAGTCGCTCCACGCGCTCGCCAAGTCGTGCGATCTCGACCTGGCGACGATCGAGCGCGAGATCAGGTCCCCAGCGTGACCACCGAGCTTCTCGGCGCGAGCAGGATCGACGGGCCCGCCGCCTGCTCGAAGATCCTGCTCGTCGGTGAGCTCAATCCGTACGGGGCCGAGGCCAGGTACGCGCTCTACCACGAGCCACGCCAGGCGGCCGGCTTCCGGCTCCAGCACAAAATCCTCGGCGTCAACGCTCGCCACACCTACCTGCCGATGTGGCGCACCAACCTGTGCGCCGGGTCGTGGCAGAGCGACGAAGCGGCGAAGCGCGCATCCACGCTGACCGGGCCTGGCGCGCCTTGGAAAGTCGTCGTGATGCTCGGGGTGAAGGTCGTCAAGGCGTTCAGCGGGATCTCGGTCATCGGCAAGCTCGAGATGTTCTCGAGCGTCACCGTCGAGGTGTCCAGCAAGCCGGTGATGACCTTCGTCGCGCTTCCGCACCCGAGCGGAAGGAACACGATCTGGAACGGCAAGGGCGCCGTCCAACTCGCACGCCGGCTGCTCGCCGCGGCTGCGCCTGACATCCACTGGGGCGAGATCGACACGACCACAGGAGAGCCATGAGCGAGCAACCCGACACCACCACAACCACCACGCCTCCGCCGGCGCCGCCGGACACCCTCACGCAGAGACAGCAGCAGGTCGCGATCCTGCTCGCGCTCGGTCGCAACCACCACGAGATCGCGACCGAGATCGGCTGCGGGGTCAAGACCGTCGACACCCACCGCGCATCGGTCCTGTCCAGGCTCAAGCTTCGCAACAACGTCGAGCTCGCCCGGCATGCGCTGCGCGAGGGGTGGGTTACGCTGTGACGCAGCCATGAAGCGCGGCGGTCCCATCAAGCGGAGCCCGATGCGTCGTCGGCGCGGCTCGACAAAGTACAGCCGGCGCGAGCGCGACCTCGAGCGGATGGCTTGGATCAAGACGCTGCCGTGCGCGATCGGCGGCAACAGAACCAACCAATCAGCGGTGGCCGCTGAGCTGTGGCTTGGGCCACCACCTGACCGCTGCAGGCGGGCGGTCGAGGCTCACCACGCCGGAGAGCACGGGCTCGGCGCGAAGCCTGACGACGACACCTGCATCCCGCTCTGCGACCACCACCACGACGCGCTGACCGACCGCCGCGGCGTGTTCTCCGGGTGGCAGAAGTACGGCCTGAAGATCTGGGAGCTCGCGGTTGTCGCCCACTACCAGGCCATGTACGCGGCGCGGTCAAGCTCCGGTGACGTCGGAGATCCGACATGGTAGGCGTCCCGTGGATCGGCCTGTCTTCGATCGTCGCGCCGATGCGCAGGCTCGTGGCTGCCGCGCCCGCCGCGCTTCCTCTCCGCGAGCGCGCGGCATGGGTTGCCGGCGAGCACTTCGGGTATGACGTTCTCGCGTCAGATCCGTCGGCGATCAACATCGGCGCCCTGGCCGTCGTGTCGAACGCGGCGCCGCCGCTGTACCAGTGCAGGCCGTCGGCATCCCGCGTCGTGCACGACACGGATCTCCATTCGATCCCAGGCGAGGCTCCGCCGCTCCTGCGTTCCGCCGGCATCATCGAGGCGCGCCGGCCGGAGACCGGGGAGCGGCTATGGGGCGACGTCGCATCGCTCGGCTGGTACCCGATCGCGGCCGCGGACCGCGGCGCGGGCGCCCTGCTCGACGCCATCATGCTGGTCGGCCTGAGCTACCCAGACGGCGCGATCGTGGCGAGCTGGATGCCGGCGTGGACCGGTGAGGATCTCGCCGAGCAGCTGCCGTACCCGGACGTGCAGAGCTCGCTGATCGACGCCCTCGACCTCGCCGCGCACACCGAGTTCGCTCGGCAGGCTGCGCGCTACCTGATCGTGTTCGGCCTGCTCGAGAAGATCGAGGACGGGCCGCTCCGCTTCGAGATCGACAAGCGCACCAGGGTCAGGGCAGTGCGCACGCGCGACCTCTCAGCCAAGGGCCACGTCGCCGGTCCTGTGATGCCACGCCAGGACCCGGTCACAGCGCTCGACCCGCGCGCTCGAGCGCTGGCCGACACGATGGTGCGCGGCCACCTCAAGCGGGTGCGCGTCGGCGCCGGGCGCGAGCGCATCCGATGGGTCTACGTCGAGGCGTATGGGTCGCGCCGGTGGATGGCTCCGCGCTGGACCGTGGAGCGCGACCACTCGGCAGGCGGGCTCGCCAACAGCTCGCTGATCTACCGGCCTACCTGATCAGGTACAGCTCGGGGTCCATCGGCGAGTACGAATCGGTCGGCGACACCTCGAAGTGGCAGTGAGAACCGTCGGAGTCGAGCGGGTTGTCTCCGACGATGCCGAGCGGCTGCCCGACCTCGACGACCTGCCCGACGGTCACGACCAGCGAGGAGAGGTGAAAGCACCCTGATCGTATGCCGTTGCCGTGGTCGATCCAGACCGCTCCGCCAGTCGGGGTCATCGCCGCGAACGTGACGCGACCGCGGGCCGCCGATTGCGCGTACGTCCCCGTTGGCACGACCCATCGCGGGGTTCCGTCAGCGTTGCGCCCTTCGGCCCCGTGGTCGCCAGCGGCTGCCGGAAGGTCGCCGGTCTTCCATGGGTAGAAGAAGTCACACCCGTAGTGTCCCGGGCGATCGGGCGGACGGAACCCGCTGGTGATCACCGCGCGGCGCCCGTCCGCCAGCGCAGGAAGCGGGCAGTGCAGGAACGCGGCCGGGCGGAACGTGGCCGTGATGCTCGCGATCGTAGCCGGACCAGCCATGCCGTCGACCTCGAGCGGAGGATGGGCAGCCTGCCAAGCGCGCACGAGCTCCGTTACGTGCTCTGGAGTCAGGTGTCCGGCATGCAGCTGGTCAACGTTGTAGTCGCGGGCGGAGGTCACCTTGCGACCGCCTCGTGCCACTCGACTCCGGGCCACTGCTGCCTGAGCTGCTCGAGCATGATCTCGCCCTGGTCGGCGACGGCCAGGGCGCCTTGGACTGCCGGCTGCTTCGCCTGCCACGCGCGGACGAACGCGAGCGCGGCGCAGTACCCGTCCTTCTTTCCGTGAGCCAGCGCGGTCGCCTCGAGCTCAGGCCAGGCAATGTGGCCGAGCTTGAGCACCGAGAGCAGCGCCTGCGCGCCGAGCTCGGCGACCACCGCGACCAGCGCCGGCGCGTCGGCCTTTCCGCACTCGATCACCGCCGTCTTGGCGGCCGCCGGGATCTTCGACACGGCAGCGCACGACATCTGCGAGATCCCCATCACGAGAACCGCCAGCATGGCGATCTTGGACCCGGCGGTGATCCGGGCCTGCGGCAGCGCCGCCGGGGCGGTCGGCGGATCCTTGGGCAGTAACCCGCCGCGCGCCGCGGCGAGCAGCGCGAGCGCGGCGTCGTCCATCCTGGCCAGGGTGTCACGCGCGCGGTCGTCGAGCGTGTTCTTGGTTCGCGGCGCGATCACGCCGAGCACGATCCTGCCGCCGCGCAGCACGGACTCGAGGCCGCCGATCGCGGCGAGCACGATCACCAACCAGGGGACGTCGACGCCGGGCGGAGCCGCCTGGGCGCCGGTATCGGCGTGCGCGATTGCCCTGAACAGGATCATGGTCAGCGCGATCACGCCGAAGAAGAGGGCAGCCATGGTGACGCGAGATGGGGAGCGGTCGGTGATCATTGAGATAGTCCTTTGTCGTCGAGGTGGAGGTACGAGGTGTCCAGCTGCAGGCGCCGCCCGAGCTGGATTCTGATTTCGTGGAGCTCGGAGTCGATGCGGTCAACGGCCTTCTCGAGGGCCTGGAGCCTGACGACGTCGCCGCCGTGGGACTCGGCCCGGTTGAGGATGCCGGACGCGATGGTGCCGACGCCGCCGGCCAGCGTGACCACGGCCGCGATCACCATCTTCTGGGCAGATCGCATCTTGGCCTCGGTGGCGTCGAGCCTGGCCTCGATCTTGTCGGCGATCTCCTTCGGGGACCTCAGCACCGCCTCGTAGTCGCGCCCCCGCTGCCGGTTCTCGCTGCGCTCCTTGCTGAGCGCGACGGCCAGCTTGGCGACGTCGAAGACGGTGGCGGGGTCGTTGCCGTTCCGGGTCGACTGCCTGACCACGGCGCGAGCGCGGTCGTCGGGGTCCCGATCGAAGAGGTCGAACGGAGAGGTGACCTCTTCGATCGCGTCCTGGACCCGGCTCGCCTCCGTGCGGCGGCGCCTGGATTCGGACTGGAGATCCCGGTCGATCCCGGTCTGGGTGCGCTTGGGTCGTTCTTCCATGATGGCCTCACAGGTAGTTGTTGCCGAGCGCGCTGGGCGCGAGCTCGAGAGCGGACAGCGGGACCAGGCACGACCTGCCAGCTGCCCGGATCGCCCACAGGTCGAACGTCCCGCGCTGGGGGGCCAGCGCCTTCGTCATGCTCCCAGAGAACACGATCCTGTTGTCGCGCCCCGACGGGGTCGAGCGGACGGCGAACAGCTGGCGGATGGGCCGCGCCGCCGTGCGCCCGACGAGAACAAGGAATTCGCCGGACGTCAGCGTGATCTCGCCGCCGACAGGGTCGGTGATCGAGATCTGCAGGGTGGCGTCCTCGCTCACGACGAGGTGGAGCGGGCGACGCTGGTCAGTCAGGATGCCAGGGCCGAATGGCCTGGTCCCGTCGTCGAGCACGACGCGCCAGTGGGTGAGCACGAATCCATCGTATGTGCGTTGCTGGAACGTGCGCCAGGTAGGCTCAGGCGTACTCGTCGATGAACCCGAGACCGCCGCCGCCGCCGCCGCCGGCCACCGATGTCGCGGTGTTGCCGGACGCACCACCACCACCGCCGCCGCCGCCGATCGATCCGGCGTTGCCAGCGACGCTGGACGTGTTCTGCACGACCGCCGGAGCTGCTCCTCCGCCGAGCGGGGTTGACCCGCCGCCGCCGCCCACACCGGACACCGTTCCGGCCTGTCCAGTACCGCCTGGGCGATAGAACAGGATGTCGGTCGCCGTCGAGCCGGCCTGCGGAGCGAGGGGCCCTGACGGGATCGTCGTCGTGTTGTTGGCCGCCCGACCGCCGGTCCCGCCCTTGACGATGAAGGTCACGCCGTTGATCACGAACGACGTGTCGCCGCCGGTGGCGCCCGGGTTGTTGCCGGCAGCTCCGCCAGCGCCGCCCGCTCCGATGATCACCGCCCCGCCTGTGATCCCGGCCGGGTTCACGACCCTGTGCTCGGCGTAGAACCCGGAGTTCCCGCCGGCGGCGCCGCCGTTGGTCAGCACGCCGCCGCCGCCGCCGCCGCCCGCCGCCATCCTGAGGATTACCTCCAGAGTGCCCGGCGTGGGCACGTACGTCGTGTTAGCCGCGAAACGCTGGCGGTTGAGACGCCGGCCAGGGACGTTGATCGTCAGCGCGTCCTGCCCGTCGATCCTCCACCTGTACGTTCCGCCAGACGCGGACAACACGACCCCGATCACGCGCGGCGTGGTGCCCGGGGTGAGCGACGGGGATCCGGTGTTGCCGAGGTATACGGGATCCCCGACCGCCGGAGACCCCGCGGGCGCCACGGGCGAGATCCCGAACATCCTCACGATCACGAGCTTGCCCGCGCCGACGTCGCCAGGCGTCACGCCGTCGACCAGGAACCCGACCCGGCCGGACACCAGGACGGTTCCGAGCGCCTGCGTGATCGTCATCGCCTCGAACTGCGCCTGGGTGCCGACGTTGACCTGGGAGATCCCGGACAGCTTGACCATGGTGCCAGGCGAGATCCCGCCAGGCGTCATCGCGATCTGGAGGTTGCCGTCGACCGACGCGTGCAGCGTGCGAGCGGAGATGCGGTTGAGTGCGAGCGCCCAACCCTTGACCGATCCCGTCTCGAGCGTCTCCCCGGCAGCCGGGATCCTCTCCTTCGTGCGGGTGTCGAGCACCGACACCGCGGCCGTCTGGATCGCCTCGGTGCCGGACAGCGCGTTGACCACGAGGCGGATCTGGTAGGTACCCTCCTTGGTCGGCGTGAAGCTCGGGTTCTCGATCGCCGCGTTGCTAAGGACATCGGCTGTCCCCTCTGGCTGATCGGTGATCGACCACGCGTAGGTCAGCTCGCCGCCCTCGTCGTCGTTCGAGAGCAGCACCGTGGACGAGATCGCGACGTTCGCCGCCGTCGCGTCAGCGCCGTTGATCTGGATCTTCGCGCGGGCCATGGGACCTCAGTACGAGAGCTGGACGGTTGCGTTGAACACGACGTTCTCCAGCTTCGCGTCCGTGGTGGAGGCGGCGCCCGCCGCGTTGCGGAGGGACAGCCGACCGTTCGCGTTGAAGACCTGCACGTAGCTCGTGCCGATGCCGCAGGAGATCCCGGCGGCGGCCATAGCGGTCTGCTGGCTCGAGTCGACGGCCTGGACGCCGGTGTCGATCTGGTTCACGTATAGGGTCTCGCCGGACCCGAGCGAGGCACCGAGGTTGTCCTTCACGTTCACCGACAGCTGCTGCGTGACGCGCAGGATCTGTCCTCCGGTGATGAACAGGTTGAAGTCGCCGCGCTGGCCGCCGATGACCGGGGCGACCGCGACGTCGAAGCCTGGGGGGGATACGCAGTCGAGGATCGTGGCGGTCTGTGCGCCGGCGCCGCCATTCCACTGCACCCGGAACCGAACCGACACCGTGGTCATGCCGTTGGCCGAGAGCACGACCCGCCGATCCACGATGTTCAGTCCGGTGATCGAGGTCGTGCTGCTGCTGACGAGGATCTCGGCGAGCTTCACGTAGCCGGCCGTCGTGGCCGGGACGAGCCCGGGGTTGGCGGCGGTCCCGACCTTGTAGCTGAGCCCAGCGGTCGATGCCGCCGGGCTGGCAACGATCCCGGTGTCGCCGTCCTGGCCGTAGCTCAGCGTCTTGAAGAACACGTGGTCGAGGAACGACACGGTGCCCGTGTCGAGCTGTCGCCGAGGGATGGCGTTGGTGAGCCGGCGGTCGGTGCGGACCTCGACGATGTCGATGCGCGAGTTGGGCCCGGCCGGCGCGGCCGGCACCGGGAAGGTCACCGGCGCGAGCAGCGAGAGCGGCTTGAACGGGGAGAGGTCGTTGACCTGCTCGAGGTCCGGGATGCCCAGGTTGCTGACGACGTCGACCGGGTCGTGGCGGAACCCGATCCCTGGCGTCACGACCACCGTCATCGCGGCCGGGCTGGATGGGAGCACGCGGAAGCCGTCGGCGATCATGCCAGACAGCGGGCCGATCGCCGAAGAGGTGTTCGAGGTCCGCGGGGACAGCAGCACGCGGGCGAGCTCGCGGATCGTGCGGAAGATCTGCGACTGCACCTGGTTGAGGTCGCCGGAGGATGGGCGCTCACGGAGCCCGATGTTCGTCTGATCGAAAGGTGCGTCTGCCATGTCACAGCTCCTGGATGGTGATCACGACGAAGACCCCGGCGGCCTTGATCGAATCGAGTAGCGCGTAGAGGCCGGCGAAGAACTCCTCGAGCCCGAAGTCGCGCCCGTCGTACGCCGGGGCCCGCGCCGGCGGGGCTAGCGTGTCGGGCACGTCGTACGCGGACAGCGCGCGGGTCGCCGCGGACGACGGGATCCCTACGTCATCCCCGTCCGGGTCGTCATAGGCGAACCCGTAGTCGGCAATGGCCGGCGGCATCGCGACCTCGACGATGAACGCGCCGAGGTAGTCGCTCTCGCCGAGGTACCGGTTGCGGATCGGAGACGCCGGGCGCGGGTCGTCGTAGGCGAACAGCGTGGAGTCGAACGGCTCGCCGGGCAGCGGTCCTGCGTCGGGGGCGTCGTAGCACTCCTGGTACTCGTGCCTCCACGTCTCGATCCGGCGCCAGAACAGGCCGGGGAAGCGGCGGAAGTAGTTCGTGAGCTGCCGCATGATCGCAGCCGGCGAGACCGTGTCCGGGAGGGTCCTGATTCTGGTCTGGTAGCTCTGGTCACCTTCGCCGGGCTGCCTTGGGAGCTCGCGCTCTGAGCCCAGCACGTCGAGCGTGGCCGGTCGCCCGAGCCCATCCGCGTCAGCGTCGTTCCTCACCCTGATCGACGGGTCCCAGAACACCGGGCTCTGCAGCGGAAGGTCGATGGTGTCGAGCTCGCCAGGCCAGGAGACGCCCTGTGGGTCGACGAACGGCCCCTTGATGTTCCACTCGTAGCCGTAGCCCAGCGCCTGAGCGGTCCCGGACGCCTGCAGCGCGCCGGCACTGAACGCCACGTTCGAGAGCAACCGGAAGCCCTGCCCGCCGCGGCTGGCGCGCACGACCGTCCCGGCCAGCATGACGCCAGCTCCGGCGGCCGCGTTGCCGCGGTAGAACGTCGCCGGCACGGTCGCCAGCACGCCGCCGCGCGCGGTCAGGATGTGGACGTCGCGGTCGAAGTTAACGACAGCCGACGAGCAGCGGGCCCCGACAGCGGCGGCCGCCTGGTACAGCTCGTAGCCAGGCCCGACGTCGCGCAGCGGCGCGAGATAGGAATCCGGGATCGCGCGGCCGATCGCGGCGAGCAGCTGGTCCTGTGTCAGCGGAACGAACATCAGACGTTCGTCGCCTGGCTCTGGAGGGTCGCCTGGCTGTCGGTGGTGACCAGCGCGAGCGACGTCGCCAGCTTCTGGTACGGGCTCGTCGGGATCAGCGGGCCAACCGGGGAGGCCACCTCGTCGCCGAAGACGTCGATCCCGCTCACGCTGCGCAGGAGCGTGGGGACGACCGCCGGATCGAACGTCGTGCCCGGCTTGCTGCCGTTGATCAGCTGGACGACCAGCGTCCGCGCGAACAGCGCCACGGCGTCCGGGTTGGTCACGGTGGCCTGGAAGCGGAGGCGCAACACGACCGAGATCAGGCGAACCTGCGCGACCACGACGCGGACCGGAATCCCGTCAGCGCGGAACTCGTCGAGCGCGGCCGACACGACCTGGGCGAACGCCTGGCTCTTGACCTCGTAGGTCGGGACCGCTACCCCCTGCTTCACCAGCGCGTCGGTGAACCCGTCGGAGATCACCAGCGTTACCGATCGCGTGGGGAACCCGAACGACTGCAGCGACTCGATCGCCACGGCACGCACCACGCCGGGCACCGCGAGCGCGCCGGTCTCGATCGCCCCCTTGGTGCCGCGGCGCGCGGCGACGAAGAACAGCCTGATGCGCGTCTTGAAGTCGTCGTCGCTCTCGACGGTCGCCCCGCCGGCTGCGGCCTCCGGGTTGGTGACGGCGAGCCCGGCCGGCGCGCCGGGCACCGAGGAAGTCAAGTTGATGATCTTGCCGCTGGCCACGTTCTGGTCGAGCCCGGCGAGCGTGGACCTCGCGAGCACCTGGATCGGCCCGATTCCGCCGAGCGGGAACGGCGTGGCGACGACGGTGCGGAACTCCTGGCCCGTACCGGTCGCGCCGCGCGTCCCGGCGGGAATCGTGAACGCAACCGGAGATGCCGTCGGGAACGAGAACGCCAGGTAGACGAACGACGGCGCCGCCGGCTTCTTCTGGAGCGTGTATCGGTCCCACGCCCAGCGCTCGAGCTTCGCTCCGAACGCCGAGTCGAGCCACACACCCTCCTCCACCGCGGCGAGCTGGCCGATGACCTCCTCGCCGACGACCGCCGTCGCGTAGCCGTGGATGTTCGAGTCGGAGCCGTCGCGGTCGACCGCGTTGACCGTGAGCCGCTGGCTCCGCGACACCGCCTCGTCGCGGAACACGCGGAACAGATCTCCGGCCTTCGGGAAGTCGGGCATTCACATCTCCACGATCCGGCCGGCGACGGCCCCCATGCGCATGTTGATCGTCGTGCCGCCCGAGGCCTGGATCGCCAGCTGGATCACGGCCACGCCGCTGCGGTCGAGCATCCCGTGCGCGACCGCGCGGGCGACGTCGGGCTCCTGTTCTGCCTGCTGCTCGATGTCGCGCAGGATCGTCTGCAGGTCCCCGCCGCTCGAGATCGGCTCCTTCTCGGCGATGAGCACCCCGTACTCGGGGAGATGACGGAACGAGCCGCGCCTGGTGTTCATGCGGCGCAGCACGAGCTTCCTGGTGAGCGGGACGCCGGCCTCGGTCGTGAAGTCGCCATCGTCGGAGATCTGCAGCGTCCCGGCGGCGCCGAGCCCGCGGTCGAGCTGGAACGGCGGGTTCGCGAGATCGCGGTCTCGGAAGTCCTCGGCCCGCGCTCGCTCAACGGGATCCATCGTCTGGACGACGCCGTCGAAGTCCGCGCTATTGGGCAGCGTCACTGCGAAGCCGTCGACCGACAGCAGACCGACGGCGGTCACCGTGTGGCGATCGAGGTGGTCGCCGAGCGCGTCGAGCGTCACCAGGTCGACGGAGGTCGCGTCGTGCATCGAGGCCGCGATCACCACGATCGCCTGGCCCATGGTGTCGTTCTGCACCGTCCAGGTCAGCGGGTTGAGCGCGTCACCGGTCGAGAACTCATCGCTGTGCAGCGGCTCTGCACTGAGCAGGACGCGAACGCCGTGCGTGGAGATCGCGAATGCGCCGGCCACCGTGATGGTGGTCGGGCTGCTGCCGTACGCCCCGAGCCCATACGGGCTGCTACCGAATCCCACGACTGCGATGATCCCGGCGAGATCACCGACGGGCAAGGCCGGTCACTTCGTGGTCGACAGCTGCGAGCAACCGGGCGTCACCGCGGGCGTCGTGGCGACCAGCGACGTCGCGGCAGACGGGCCAGCGGTGACGCCTGGGACCTGGTGGATGTGAGTGTTGTAGTCGCCCGTGATGAAGGCGTCGAGATCGCTTCGCCTGACGATCGGATCATCCGCGTCGTCTCCGCCGTGCCGGATCTTCCCGCCGCCGCGCGCCTCGAGGACGATGTCGCCGCCGCCCTGGACGATGATCCGCACGTTCTGTCCTGGCTTGACCACGAGCACCACGTCGTCGGGGTTGTCGATCACGTCGTCCGGCGGCGGGTCGCCCTCGTCCCACACGGCCCCGACCACACGAGCTCCGGCGTTGAAGACGCCGTCGGGGACCGCGAGCAGCACGGTCTGATCGAGGTCGACGGGGAGATGCAGGCCGTAGCCTGGGCCTCCGTACGGCGGTGACACCGCGGCTGTTTCCGGGACCCCGTCAACCGTGATGACGTCGACGTGGATGCCTTTCTCGGTCACGTCTACCGCCGTGACGATCCCGAGGTCGACGAACTTCCGCGGGTCGATCCGCGGCCGCGAAATTGCGTTGGCGAGCTTGGCTACGTCGGTCATTTGTTCCTCGGTCTGGTCGGCCTGGTGTCCGGCGTCACCGGGGCCGGCCCGAGCGTGCCGTCGAACAGGTTGAGGTGTGGGAGGACGGTGGCTGCGTTGTTCGCGGTGGTCCCGGTTCCGGTCGGGACCGGCGTTCGCTTCGGCCCCTTGGGGTCGACGTTGGCTTTCTTGCCGCCGCCGGCGACCTTCACCGGTCGTGTCCGCACCCCGGACGGGCTGGGCGACGCGACGTCAGAAACCGCAGGCTCGAAGTGTCGCGGGATCACGTAGTTCTGGAACTGCAGAGACGTCTTGACTCCCTTGTCCCAGTCGAAGGTGACACCCACGACCTGGTAGTAGCGGATGACCTCGCGGATCGCGCCGCGCGACAACCCGACTAGCGCGCGCGCCAGGGCCAGGTCCCCGAGGATCGTGTGCAGCTGGTCGACCTCCTGCGCGAACGTCAGGCGGGCGAGGTTGTTGACGTCGGCCGCGATCGGAAGCGACGCCTGGAGCGCGCTCGCGTCCGTGACGAACTCGATCGGCTCGAGCGGCCTGAGGCGCAGTAGGTCCGGGTCGTCGTTGCTACCTCCGAAGCTAGCCAGGTTCCCGGTCTCGGCGGTCCCGCCGGTCTCCCCGCGGCCCATCTCCTCGTAGATGCCTCGGGCGATCTGGGTCAGCTGGTCGACCGACCTGATCCCCCACATGGGCACGCGCAGGAGCTCGGATTCCGCCTTCGCCTCCGCCGCTCCTGACCCGGCCGGCGGCCACTGCCCGAAGATCAGGCGTTGCTTCCCCTGCGCGCGGTCGTCGAACGAGATCGTCTGCACCGTGGGGACGATGGTCACGCCACCGAACTTGCGCTGGACCTTGATGCGCTTGATCTCGCGACCGAGCACGAGCCGCCGGACCCTGACCTGTTCGGACCCGACCTGTCTCGACTTCCCGTTCGCGAACGGCGCCGGGATCTTGGAGCCCGGGTCGACGATGTCGAAGATCCGATGGATTGGGCGGATCCAGAGCATCGAGCCGATGATGTGCGGCATCGCCCCGACGAGCTCGCAGTAGTTGGTGATGAGGTCCCAGTAGGTCGCCTTGCCGCCATTCTCCGGCGTCGACTGGGTCGCCTTGTCGCCGGTTGCTACGCCAGCGGCGCCGCCACTCGCCTCCTTGGTCTTCGCGGTGGGCGAGGATGCCGCCTTCGCGCGCACGGCGGTCATGCCGTCTACCGTGCCCGGCGACGGGACGATGCCGTTCGGCCACTCGGTCTCGTTGGTGGCGACCGTGAGTCGGAACCCGTGCTCGAACGGGATGGTCTGGAGGAGGTCCGCGATCACGTCATTGATCGGCTGGTCGAGCTTCACCTTGGCGACCTGCGCGGCGACGTACTTGGTATCCAGCAGGATGGCGCGGATCTCGCGGCCCTCGATGGTGATCGTGGCGCCGTTCTCCCCGTGGTCGACGTCCCACGTGTCGGCGGTTGCGTAGAAGAGGAGCGTGCCCTCGTTCACGTCCTTCCGGCCGGTGAACGGATCGATCATGTCGGTGGTGGTCTTGAGGATCGACAACGGCCGTCCGTCCTCGTCGACGGCGCCGCGCATGCCGCGCGCGAAGTCCTCGGCGCTCACTGCACCCAGGTGGATCTCGACGCCGACCGCGCGCATGAGCTGCGGGTCGATCGGGAACTCCACGTAGTCGAAGGTCAGCGAGAAGGTCGGCGCCGAGCGCGGATGTGGGAGCGTGAACGTCCCCTTCTTCGGCACCCGGTTGGCGATCACGGTGAAGCCGTCCGTACCGAACGTGAGCGGCTCGATCTCGGTGCGCGGGATGTTGGAGCTCGTGCGCTGGGAGGTGGCGCCGGCGCCGGGCGTCAGCGCGTTGGACGGCAGCGTCAGGTCGGCGGCGGCGAGCGCCCGGTTGTCGAGCGCGCGGCGCGGCCGGTGCTTTCCTGTGTCGCTGACGCGCGGCGCGCTGTCGCCCTGGGTCGTGCTCGTGCCCAGGATGCGCGCCTCCTGGGTCTGCGCCGTCAGCGCGTCGAACGAGATCTCGTCGCGGGGCTTCTGGATCTGGAGCGCCTCGTCGAAGCGGATCACCAGCTTGACGACGCACGACGGGTACCACGACAGGTCGATGCCGCTCACGACGAGGTACCTGCGTTGGGCACGAAGATCATCGTGCCGGCCGGAGGGCTCACCGTGTCGAGCGCGTTGTAGCGCCGCAGCCGCTCCCAGTCCTCCGAGTTGCCGTACCACTCGAGCGCCACGTCTCGGAGGTCTTGCTGGTCGCGCAGCACGACCACACCGACGGAATCAGCCTCGAGCTGCCGGAGCGCCGCGAAGCGCTGGCGCGCCGCCACGTGGCGCATCTTGCGCGCGAGCTGGACCGCAGCGCGATTCTGGCAGGCGGCGGCGATGGACGCGCCCGGGTCGGAGTTGATCAGGGAGTCGGCGAGCCTGCCCGAGCGCCCGAGGTCGATGTCCGAGAGCGCATCGCGCGAGAACGCGTCGGGCGTGATCGAAGTTGGGTCCTGCGCCGCCAGCATCGCCGGGTAGACGACGCCGTCGAGCGTGTCGATCAGCTGCTGCGCCTGGTCGCGAACGTACGTCGCGATCGTGGTGGCGCGGCGGAGCGAGTCCGTCGTGTCCGAGATCGCCGAGATCCGCGTCTCGATGGCGTCGCCGATCCCGGACACGGCGCCCTCGATCGTGCCGATGAGACCGTCGATCGCGTCCGCGAACGACGGGTCGAGGTCGTCGATGCCGTCGAAGTTGGTCCCGTCGTGCAGGTCCGTAGCCGCCGATCTGAACTCCGAGGCCAATCCGGTCAGCGTCGTCCGCGCCGGCGAGGGCAGTCCGGTGCGCTCGTCTCGCGACATCCACTTGAAGGTGGCCTTCCACACGACGTCGTGGAGGTCGATCCAGTCCTGCTCGAAGGTGGTCAGCCGACCGGTCCTTCGGAGGTGTGCCCACTGCACCCGGAGCGGTCGCCCGCTGTAGGCGATGTCCTCGAACAGCTCGGCGAGGTCGCGCGCCGTGAGCAGGCTGCTCGTGACCGATAGCGGGCTATCTGCCGGGACCGACACCCCGTCCGGTACGAAGTCCTGCAGGATCGCCTGGGGCCCGCCGGAGACGTCGCCGAGAAAGCGGTCCTTCCACGCCCCGTTCATCTCGGTCGGCATCTCGCGACCGCCGAGCACGGTCTGGTTGATCCTCGGGTATCCGGTGTACTCGCCTTCGTCGATCCGCTGCTCGGAGGTGAACTTGAGGCTTCCCTTGTAGGGCAACGCGCGGCCGCTCAGCTGGATGATGCGGCCGTGCCCGGTCAACTCCGTGATCACCAGCGGCGGGTTGTCGGATCCTGCCTGCGCGATGGCCTCGGCGAGGGTCAGGTTCCGGTTGCCCGGTGCCCGAACCACGGTGAGCACGGGCGCCCCGACCCCGATAGCGCGGCCGATGGAGACGTTCGGCACCCTCGGTGTCTGGCGCTGCGCCGTTGCCTTCCCGATGGTGACCTGTGGGATCTTCGGCATGGGTCACCGGAACGAGAACAGCGGGCGAACCCCGGAGTCGAGCCGGCGCTCGCCCAGGCGAGCGAGATCGTCACCGAACGCCACGGCCACGCGCCCGCCGTCGATCCCTGGTGGGAAGTTGTTGTTGATCTCGAACTTGCTGCCCCTGAAGTCCTGATACGTGCCGGCGCCCGCCGCGCTCGCGGTGCCGCGCTTGCCGTCGTCGGCGGCTGAGCTCGCGCCGTTGAGGTCGATCTTGTCGATGCTGACCCCGGGAAGCTTGTTGATCAGCCCGATCACCTTGTTGACGATCCAGATGATCGCGTCCATCACGGCGTTGATCACGTCGCCGAGGAAGCCGATGTACTTGACGATGATCAGGATCTGAAACAGGAGCGCCCCGGCGAAGACGCTCACGATCGGCTTGATCGCTTCCCACAGCTTCCCGAGCACGGCGATCACCTTGGTGATGATCCCGCGCCCGGTCTCGACGATCCCGCCGAACGCCTTCACGAACATGTCGCGGATGCCCCACACGTTTCGCTTGAGCATCTCGAACGCCACGATCAGGACCGTGATCACCGCGCCGATGATCCCCAGGCGTCCGGCGACCGTGCTGATGATCCTGATGATGGGACCTCCGGCGGTCGCGAACATGCCGATCCCGGGGTTGGCTGCTTTGGCGGCGAAGAAGTCCATCCCGCCGGCCGCGCCGGCGCGGCGCTCCATGAACCCCATAGCGCCGCTGAACAGCTGCTTCCCTCGACCGACGATCCCCATCTTCTCCGACGAGACCAGGTTGACGGCCTTCGAGGCGATCAGCAGCGCCAGGTACGTCTTCGCGGCCTTGACCACGAGGTCCATGTGGCTCGACAGCCCCTTGCCGATCGCGGCTACGACCGGGCCGATGTCGTCGAACATGCTCTTGATGGCCTGCAGGGACGCGGTGATCGCCGGGATCAGGTTCTTGTAGAACACGCCGATCAGGTCACCGAACGCGTCGCCGAGCTCGCGCCTGACCTGGAGCATCTGCCGGTAGCTCTCGAGCGTGGCGTCGTTGATCGCGTCGGCGCCCGCGATCGTGTCGTCCTGGATAGCCTTGAGCTTGTCGGGGCCCTGCTTGAGCATCGACATCATCGCCGCGGCCTGCGACCTGGGTAGGCCGAACCCCTGGATCATCTCGTTGATGTCGAGCTTCCCGTCGACGGCCGCCTTCGACAGCGCGACGATCCGCTTCTCGGGCCCATCCTTGATCGAGACCCCGAGGTCTTTGTACAGCTTGTTCAGCTTCTGGGTGGTGGCACCGACGCCGGCCATCCCGTCCTCGAGCTTGGCGCCCTTCGCGGTCATCGACGTGATGATCCGCTCGGCAGATCCCATCTCGATGCCGGAGAGCTCGAACATGTCGAACAGCGAGTGCGCCTTCTCGGCCGCCAGGCCGGTCATGTCGTGCACGCGCATGACGGCCTGGTAGAGCTGGTCGACGTCGTGGACCCCTTCGGCGATCTTCCACATCCCAGCGATCCCGCTGGCGGCGCCGACGATCTCGCCGAGCCCGTGGAATGACGCCATGACGTTCTTCGCGGACTTCGCGAGCATGCTGAGCTTGCTCGCGGCAGCGTCCGCGCCGTCGATGACGATCTTTTCCCTGAGCTCTACCTCGCTCATTTCATCTCTTCCTGGCGGCTTCCGCCTGCTTGCGCTCCTCTTCGAGGAGCTCGTGAACCTGGTCGGCCCAGGACAACAGGGTGACGGTCGGCTCGTGCTGGGCTTCGGTGGCCGGCTGCCGGCCGTAGCGCGAGAGGTACATCAGGAGGCGGTCGACGTTGCGGGCGTACTCGGCGGGCGTCCGGTACATCTTCGCCAGGCGAAGCGAGTACAGGACGCCGAATGGGATGAGCGGCCGACGGGTTACGCCCGGATCCGTCGGCTCTTGATAAAACTCCGAGCGGTCGACGCGTTCGGGACGGCGATGTCGGAGTACGCCTGGATCGTGAGCTGGCGGAGCTTCGGGTGCATCTGGGCCCACAGCTCCTCGCTGGAGCCGTCGTGCTGGTGAACCTCGATGTACTCGCCGGTCTCGTTGATCACGCCGGCGATGGACCGGCGCGCCAGCTGGTAGGCCAGGTCGATCGACTCGGTGCCAGACGCGGTGGTCGCCGCCTTCTCCTCGAGCGGCGTGAGGAGCTTGAGGCAGATCGTGCGGATCGATCCGAAGCTCGTGGTGACGTAGCTGAGCAGCCGCTCCTCGTCGTCCGGCACGTCGTACTCGGCGATCGTGCGCGGCCGCGGCGCGGCGTCGATGAGCCCTGGAATGGGCCCGGGGCGGGCGCCGTTGCCGGTGCGGTTGTGGTTAGCCATGTTGGATCCTTCTGCCGGCTGGGGTCCGCGGCCGGCGCGCAGGTAGAATGTCAGCGCGAGACGATGCGGCCGTTCTCGGCCTCCCACGACAGGGTCATCTTGCCGTAGTCGGTGCGCGAGCCGAACGACATCGGGACGTCGGAGAAAAAGACGTTGGGGACATTGATGATCGCACGGTCTCCGTCGGGGAACTGGAGGGTCGACTTGATGCCGATCTGGGTTGTGATCGCCCGGTTCTGCGCGCGGGCCTGGATCGCCTGGACCAGCGTCAGGGCGTCGCTGTTCTCCATGTCGATCTCGATCTTCCCGGAGAGCCCCTCGAAGAAATCGTCTTTCCGGGGAGAGGTCTCGCCGATGTACTCCTCGGTCTTGATCGAGAACTTCCAGTTCACGTCGAAGCTCCGCACCGCCGTGATCGTCTTGATCGGGGTTCGGTCGACCACGATGGTCACCGACGTGTCCTGGCCTGCGATTCTTTGGTCCATGGTGGTGGGCTCCTAAAACGACGAAGGCGCACGCCGCGCGGTTGGTGTTCCGCTTCGGTGTGCGCCCTATCCCTGCTCGGAAGAGTGGTGTGGCGACGTCGGCCGGACGACCCGGCCTGAGATCACGCTACGTCGCCACGGCGACGAGCGGCAAGGTCACTGCGGCTGGACGGTGGCGAGCTCGCTGAGGATCCCGGTCGCGTCCGTGCCACCGTCCCGGATGATCGAGATCCGGGATCGGAACCCAGGGTTCGCGGTCTGGTCGAGCACGTTCCGCTCGACGCCGATCGCGGCGACCGGGAACGGCGGCATGCCTGGCAGGAGGAAGTGACTGCCGGGGCCGAGCACCGTGGCCGCGTCGGCGCCGGACGACCCGGCCGTCACGACTCGGAACCAGAGCCCGGCCCCCCGCGCGGTGAGCCAGTACTGCCGGCGAGGGGACATACTGAGGCCGATCTCCACCGCGCCAGCGCCCGCGGTGGTCGCGCTTGCCGAGTCCGCTGCTGATACGAACGCCATGATCCGATCCCTTCCTCAGCCCGAGAGCTGAGCGATGTTGAGCACGCCGTAGCCGACGCTCGCCTGCTGCACGATGGTGTTGGCGATCAGGAGCATCTCGACGCTGTACTGGACGACGAACACCCCGGCGTTGCCGAGCTGCTCGGTGTTGCCACCTACTGCGTCGACCGTGTAGCCGCGGATGCGCGCCGCCGTCGTGTTGTTGGGCGAGAGCAGCCCGTCGAAGTAGTCGTGAATCGCGCCGACGATGTCATCCTTCAGGGCCTCGGTCAGCACCTCCTTCGAGAACGGCGCGAGGAACGATGCGACGTTGTCCTCGACGAAGAACGAGAACCTGCGCGTGTAGATCTCCTTCTCGCCGGCGAGGAGCGAGCGCGTCACGCCGGACTGGAAGATCATGCCGCTGTCGCGGTCGAGCCGCGGCGCCATGACGCCCTTGGCGCGCAGCTGCGTGTACTGCCCGATCCCAAGCCCGCTCACGTTGCGCTGGATCGAGAACGCCGACGACATGATCGTCTTGACCGGGTCTCTGGCCTGGCCAGGGTTTCGCTCGGGCGCCAGCTGGCTCAGGATCGCGGCGTCCCAGCTCGTGGACGGCGTGTCGATCTGGCCGTTCTTGTAGAGCAGGCCGTCCGCGCCCTTGACGTTGGTGCCGACGGCCTGCGGGATGAACGTCATCACGCCAGGCCAGTTGTAGATCCCCTCGCGCGCTCGGTGCGCCCCGGCGCCAGGGGCGGCGTCCCCGAGCACGGTAGACAGCGAGGTGGTATCGAGCGGCGGGGCGAACAGCCAGAGGCGGCCGATCCCGGTCTGCTTCTGGGCGGCCACGTGCGCCGTGCCCTTGGTGTCGATGTTGGCCGACGACCGCGCCGACCACACGTGCGTGATCTCGCGCTCCGGCAGGTCGTCATCGATCAGCGCGTCGATCGCGAGCCCGTAGAGCACGTCGAGCTCGGCGGTAGATCCGATGTTTGGCGTCTGCACGTTGGCGGTGAACACGATCCCCGTGGTCGGGTCGGTCTTCATGGCGAGGCCGGACAGCGGGTCAGCGCTGAGCGCGGTGAGCGCCGGCGGTGCCACGGTCGGGGTGACGGTGGTCGCGGCCGCGATCGTGGCGTCCAGGGGGCGCATCGGGACCAGGTAGCTACCAGCCGCCGCCAGCGCGAGCTCGCCGCCGGTGTCTGCCGTGTCGCCGGTGTGGATCCGCCACGGCAGCGCCGCGGCGGTGGTCCAGTCGAAGGACGCTCCGCTCTGCTTCTCGATCGAGAGCGCGACGTCGCTGGTCACGCCCTGGACTCGGTACGTGTCGGCGTTGGCTCCGAGCCCGGCGGCGCCGCCGATCACGCCAAGCACCAGCGCGTCGCCGACGCGAACGCCAAGCGTGCCGTCCGGTCGCACGACGGTCAGGAACCCGCCGCCGGCGGATCCGAACGACTGGGTGGCCGCCGGTGCGCCGGCCGCGGTGACGGCGCCGTCGACGCCTGTCTTGAACTCCGGCGGCGCCGAGAACTGGACGCGAGCGGCGGTGCGCACGCGGTTGTTGCCGGACTTGAACTCGCGACCGGCGGGCACGGTCGCGCCGGACAACGGGACGACCGGGACCGGGCTCGTCGCGCTGGCGTTGGTCGGAAGCTTGCGCCACAGCCGGGCCCCGCGGCTCGATGCGAGGTTGATCGGGACCACGACGAGCCGAGAGAACGCCTTGTTCTGGAGCTCGACGAACCCGTTGCCGTGGTCGCCGCCGAACTCCCCGATCGTCTCGTCCCAGCCGCCGAGCTTGTCGGCCTGGTCCTGCGCGCCGAAAACCTCCGTGGGCTGCGGCCGCGTGGTGATGACGCCGCTGGCGTCGATCGCGATGCCGAGCGTGCAGTCCGCGAACTCGCCTACGAGGCAGGCGACCCCCGAACTGACCCCGCCGATCTGCCCGGTCGGCGCCTGGTCGACGGTCACGACGCCCTCGATCTGAGCGAGGACATCGACACCCGGGAACTGGCTGAATCGTCTGGTGAAACCCATGTTTGTCCTCGCTATCCGTGTCCGATAGTGCCTCTCACGATCGGGCGGGCCAAGGGCAGGAGGTGGACGCGGTACACGGGGCACCATGACTGCAGCCGCATGACCAGCGGCCACACCGCGGCCTGGGCGGTACCCGTGGCGTCCGGCTGCTGGCCGCTGACGAGGCAGTACTCGGCGACGGCGCCGTGGTAGCGGGGGAGCGCGAGCCGGAACCCGGCGCGCCATTCCACCGGCGAGAACGCGTCCTCGAGCATGCGGCGAACGCCGGTCCGCTGGATCTTGTCTTCGCACATCACCGTCACCGTCACCTCGTTGAGCTTGTAGAACGAGGTGCACACGAGCGTGATCACCTTGCCGTTTGCCTCGTCGGGGCCGATGGTAATCGGCCGGCTGTGGTTGACGCCGGTCTCGGTGTCGTAGCTGCCAACCTCGATCGAGTTCACCACGGCGCTCGGGGCAGGCACCGACCCGTCGTCGTGATCCGCCCAGTCGGTGACCACGCGGCTCAGGGCGACGCTGCGGCCGGCGATCCCTCCGTCGAGCCCGGCGACGTACGAGGCGAGCCCGTGCACGATGGCGGTGTGGACATCGTGGTCGGAGCGGGCAGAGAGCGGGTGCTCCTGCTTCGGGACGCGGATCAGGACTGAGCCGTCGGGGTCAGGCGTGCGGACCCCGCCGTCGTCCTCGAAGTAGGGTTGTTCGCGGAGTACTCGATCGTCGTCGCAAGTCGTCATCGCATGATGGTGGCTCCGCGTCGCCGAGTCGCGCCACCGCCGTCCGTGCTCTCGCCCGCGCGCCAGCCGCGACGCTCGAGCCACTTGGCCAACGACGTCGCGGCCATTCCGATCGACCTGGCGGCCGGCGTGACGCCGCCGGCGCCGCGGATCGCGGCGAGCCGCTGGCAGGCGTTCTCGATCTCGCCGTGCGACCCGTGCGCGCGCCTGCGGACCCACGCGATGTCATACTCGGACGTCAGGCCGGCCTCGCGCGCGTACGCGGCGACGACGGCGTCGAGGTCGGCACGGCTGTCGACTGGCTGGATCATGATCGGATCGATCTCGTACGGGGCGATCGAGACCCCGAACTCCGACAGCGGCCGGCAGATTATGAGCCTGACCTCGCGCAGCGCTTCTCGGCTGACCTCGAAGTCCGGCGGCATCCTGCTGCTCAGCATGCAGATCGTCCCGCCGTGGGCGGCAGCCAGCGCTGACGCCGTCGTCCTGTAGCTGATCGGAGCACGCACGCTCTCGTGACCCTTGCCGCTGTGCCGCCGCGGGTCGCACATCACGAACGGGCGATCGGTGTTGGATCCGCGTGCTCGATCGATCTCGATGCAGCGCCTGTGGATGCTGAGGGCGATCCTCGGCAGCCACTCCTCGCCGGCGAGCACGAGCGGCACCACGCGGTGCGTAGAGAGACGCAGCGAACGGGCGGCACGGTCG